ATTACTTGGTGCCAGGGGTCTAATCTTTGCGGTGTTGAAGTACAATCCGTTCTCATGATTTACAATTCTCGCCTTTGTGAAACAAAAGGGGATACCTGCATCTACTCTTTTGGTCGTATTTACCATATGAATGGCGCGACGGGCTTCGGAGACATTCTCATGCCTTCCGGGTCGAGCTGAGAGGCTATAGCGGCATTGCAGGTCCAATAAGGTGTCTTCCTTGCTGTTAACCGTGTAACCGCCTTTACCGTCTTCTATGAAGTAATTTCTGCCGTCGAACCAATAATTCTTAATAGCCTCACCGATCCGTCCAACTTCGAAGTCCCTGACAAAACCAGTTCCAAGTATCTCCCTCCATGAGTAGAAAGCTTTAGGCATGTTGAACACTTGCATGCCGGTCTCTCTGACAATAGCTGAGTCTACAGATTTATGGTTCCCGCCTGGATCCCAGAATGTCGGTCCTCGAACACCGTCCTTAAATTCTCCAGGCCATTTATTATTAGGGAATAATCTTTTGACCTCCTCAAAAACAGTGTCCAGGGGGATGTTTGCATCCACTCCATCAAAATCTGATGAGCGAGATTCCTCATACTGCCAGTAATGGAGAAGCTTTAAATCGATTTGAGATTTAGGGCTGACAGGTCTCCAATCGTGACCCTGAAGCAGGTAATGCTGCTTTGTAAAATTAGGCTCGTCGAATCCTCGGGCAACAGCATCTCTGCCTGTAAGCTTCAACTCACCAGCAACCCTCTTAAGGAATCGAGTAGTATTCTTGGGAGAGTGTAAGCAAATCTTGTCCTCAAACAACCAAACAGCGTGTATCCCTCCCGAGTAGCTCCTGCTGATGTAATTAACAGGGTATTCTAAATCAATAAGGCGGCGGACAATATCTTCATACTGCTCGTCAGTAAAAGTTGCATCCCAATCCGCACAGACGCCATGCAGGTTATGCATTGGGTTCTGATTAGATATCCGCTGATTAGGATCCACACCCTCTGCGGTTGAATAAGCACAGTATTTTGTCCCCGGTAGTTTACACCAGCTTTTAAAAGCTGCTGTGTTCTTAAACTCTGGAAGCTCAAACTCCAGCTCCCACGGTTTCCTTTTGAATATCTGCGTACTACTTAGATTTGGAATCGTGAACAAATCCATAATATATTATTTCCTCCATTTGTCGGGCTACTTCCAATTCTAGATCGGTCTCGTAGCACGATATGTTTCTTATTTTTCCATCAATTAAATCATCGCTGATACCCGCTTCTGAAATATGGGTATCTCCGTCTATGTCTCTCTCCCGCTCAACATGAATCACCGATCCACGCTCCCCAACAAACCGTGCCTCGTTATCGAATCGAACATCGTCGATGACATAATTAGTTTTCGGTTTGAGTTGCTTGCGAAGCGCTTGGATCCATACATCTCCAGAGACTAACATTCTGCCCCACTCTGTGCCAAGCGACTGGCAGAGCTGTCTTGGACTTTTCCCGTACTCATCAAGAGGAATCTCCTTAAATGCAGGATCGTTCAATTCCGCATCACCAAGCCCCAGAACACGAAGCATTTGCTTAATTGGAGTGGCAAATGAGATTATCTCATAACCATGCAACTTGTTAATTATTTTCGCTACGGTGCTCTTACCGCAACCTTTTCCACCAGCTAATCCAATTATCATTTCGTGTACTCCTTGGTTATGATTGCTTCACTGTCGAGCGGGACATCCTTCATCCACTCTGGCCCCTGCTTCATGATCTCCTGAATGTCAGCCTTTGCGTGCAGTGCCATGTCTTCATCTACTTCAACGACCACTTCATCGTGGACATGAAGGACGATCTTCTTTCCAGCCTTTTCAAGATTGGTCATGATGAACCCAAAACAGTCACGGGCTGTCGCCTGAACTGCATTCTGGAAAAGGTTTGCTCCGTATTGGTAAACTCTACGCAATGCTCCTTTCTGAGTTTTACATGTCACCCCATCGTGCTGATGTTGACATGAGAAATAATGTAAGGTTCTGCCGCTAGGAATCTCAAAAGAGAAATCGTCACCCTCAGCCGCTGCCATCTTGTACTCCCTGTCGAGCTTCTTCCACATCGCTGTTATCTTTGGGTTCTTGTCACGAAAGTCTGAGACCTGGATATACGCATTAACCCACTGCCTTCTCTCTTTTTCAGATAGGGTAGGGTATATTGATCCTTTGCCGGGTTGGTAAGTGTTAGCGAATTCCTCAAAGCGAATCTCATCCTTACGAGAAAATCCCATGTCTAGAATCTGCTGTTGCCCGTACTGAGCTACAGTCTCCGCAAACTTAAACCATCCACTGCCGTAACCAAGCTGAAGCACACGAACCTTAGCCAGCAGGTATAGCTCGGGATCCTCATCCTTGAGTTTACCTCCTGTCCATCCCATGGTCTGCCGAGCATGAGCTTCATACGGACTCATACCTTGCTTGATTAATTTCAGGAAGTCCTCATCACCCGCGATAAATGCTGTAAGTCTAGGCTCGATCTGCGAAAGGTCAGCAACGACAAAGGTCTTGCCCTCAGGTGCAGAAAACATGTTACGGATGTTGACGCCATAACGGGTCTCGCGAGGTAAATTTTGGACATTAAAACCGGCGTCGCCTGACCATCTTCCGGTAGCATCCGCTCCGAAATATTTTAGATTGTAGGACATTCTATTATCGTCGGTCAGCCTGTTCTTAACGCTTCTCATACGGGTTAGATGCATGTTCAGCCTGTTATGATTCTGCATGGCTGAGACGAACTTAAGTTTGTCCCCATGCTCTTTAATCCATTCCGCTAGCTCAGGGCTATCCTTGGCCATGGATTTGGGAGGCTCAACTCCAGCTTTACGGCACTCCAATGCCATCGCCTTTTTAGAGTATTCTACATACTTCTTCTTAGTGTCCGGATCGATCTGATCGTACCAAGGTAGGTTTTTCTTCACCTCGAACAACTGTTCCTCCAAAGTATTGATACCCTCCATTAGTTTATCGTAGTCCACAGGAATGCCGTCCCATGCCATCTGCCGCGTCATCTTAGATAATTGGCGTTCGGTCTCAGGCCATTGGTCGTAGAGCTCCTCAAATATCTGATAAGTATATTTCGAATCGTCCAACGCGTACTGAAGAACAGCTTTGGATTCATCCATGGCGATCATGTCATCCCAGGTTTTACCCTTCATGTTTTCACGAACTTCCTTATCCATGTCGGCGTTGAGGATAGCTTTGGCGGCTCCCTTCAGATTTCTCTGATACTGAAAGTACACGCACATGTCGGCTGTACAGATCCACTCGACTTTAATGTCGGGGATGATGCCAAGCTCAACGCATTTTTCGAAACAGCGTTGGTCAAAAGACGCGTTGTGGGCGATAAAGGTGTACCCGTCTAACTTCTTCCAATCGGGGTACTCTTTAGTCTGTCCAACATAGCTGATCTCAGGGTTCCATAAAGAAACAAGATAGGCGTCGAACTCGGGGTGATTGACATATTGGTAGGTACTCTGACCTACAATTGAGTAGTCCTTCGAATAGAAGGTCTCAAAATCTAATGCTATATATTTCATGAATTGTGGTGGTGTGTGGTTGGGCGTGGCGATCGAGCGCCGAGGGAAAAAGTCACTAAACCCTCGGCGCTACACACCACGCTAATTATGAGATTAGCAAAATTCTGATGCTAACCAGTTAACGAATTTCTCGTCGTGCTTCTTACCGCGAACAACTTTTGGTCCGTGGACAGCATTTCCACTAAACACTCTCTTCTGAGTGGTCAGGAGAAATGAGCCGTTGCGAAGCCCGTTTCTGTAGTAGGTGCCCGCTGCCGTGAGAATCGGTTTAGCCCCGCCTTCGTAGGCGGTCTTACGGATTCGCCACATAGCGATGGCATAATGATCCTTGCCGAAGTTATACGGGAACACATCCTCGTTATCACCCTTAATGCAGACCAAGGCGTCAGCCAATGGTTTCCAATCGGGCTGAACCCAGTTCTCACCATCACGGTGACCCTGTGTCGTCCCCCCGATCTTCTTCTGCTCTGCCGGCGTTACGATTCTTGGGATTTCTCCAGATCCGAAGGGAATATTCTCCTCGAAGAATTTACCGATCCTTAGAACGGTGAACTCGACTGGTGTTGTCCCGTCGCTGATTTCGTGCTCGGCATCAAGAACGATTGCTCCTTTCTTGAAGTTATCGCTAAGCGGTCCAACTCCCTGAGCTATTGCTAGCTTAGGAAATTCGATGTCGCTTGCATCGATGTCTCCGATTACACCCGCGCCGGACACCGCCAATGCCCCCGATGTTGGTGATCCTTCTATGATATCTCCAGTAGCTTCTACTACTGCCGTTTCGTCTGTCTTTGACTCTGATAATGATGATTTAGCCATCTTGTATCCTTCCTGTCTATTGGTTATTGTTTTGCGAGCGTTAACAAATGTTATACACTCAAGATAAATTTTTTGATTTCCTAAGATAAGGAGTCAAACTCCGTTCTTCTTCGGACAGGATTACTCCTGCATCCTCAAGGGCATTGTCGATCTTAGCCCTGGCGTCCTTCTTCTCACCCCGTGGAAGTTTTTCAGAATACGCTTTACCCAATGCAGAGGGGGTAACATTACACGCATTCATAAATTCTTCCGCACTTAGCAAATGCTCCACCGCATCGAAAGCAGCCTGACTATCATCAATCTTTGCAGTTGCTGTTCTGAAATGCAGATCGTATCCGGGTATCTCCAGACCTTCATCTGTTGCAAGCTTTGTCGCCTGTTTCTTGGCAGCCTCTGCCCACTTGTCTACCACGCTGGCTACATTAAGCATCTTACCAAGAACCTCAGGATCCTCGATCTCAGCAGGGGAGTAGCTGCCCCAAAGATTTAATTCAAAATCATCTACAGTCTTCGCATACTTCTTAGCAAGAGGTAGCATCTTATCATTCAGGGCAGGGCAGGATAGCTTGTGCTTACAGTATTTACAGCCCTCGGTATTGGGGATCCGCTCCGCATCAGAAAGCATAGCCTTACCAACAATAAGACCGATGCGAAGACGGATCCCCTCCATGTCAGCACGAGTGAAATCAGCAGTAAAAACCTCATCCCTTCTTGGAATGATAAAATGAACGGTAGCGGTCTCGAGCTCTGGAAACTTATCCATTACGCCAAGCAAATATGCCTGACCCTGAATATTAATTTCCGCATCATCGATCTCACCGCGACCAAATTTAAAATCTACTACATCGACATGAGTTCCTCTTATGACGACCCGATCTACTGTTCCAAATATACTACTCTCCATCCCACACACTCCTATGCTCGCGAAGAAAATTCATGAGATTCCCGTTCATTTTGAACGCATAGATAGGAACCTGCTCGAAGTTAGTCTCCACATAAATTGAGTCACCCCGCCTGATGACACTTCTTCCGACAACCTTATCTCCAGAGCCGAGCAGTTGAAGCTCGTGCCAAAGAGGGGCCTCGGTACTTTGTCGAATCTTTCCTTCTTTAATCTGATCCATATCCAATCTCCACACGCAACTCTTTGAAAACTTGATCCGCCTGATCTTCCAAAGGTTTTAAATAATCTAAACACGATACGACATGTCGTAACTGCTCCTCGTTAAGCTCGGTGAGATCGCCAGTCTCAGCTGCTGAATGTAAAAGCGTACCCTCCTCCGCAAAGATGTTGGTCTCGTTGGAGGAGCGATACGATGGGCAAATTTCTACATACTTTAATGTGCTCGGCCCAAGCGCATGATGTTGTTCAGGACTACTCATCGTCGCCAAATGGACTCTGCTCGAGATTCCATGTATCCGTTTTAATATGCCAATCTACTGTCGTAGGGTGAAAACCTACGGACACAAGCAATCCCTTGATTGCATCTAAACAGGTATCGAGACTAGAGTCCTGCTCCAGCTCAACCGTAAAAGTTTTTCCAAAATTACTCAGTGATATCTTCATCAATCTCCTCCTTGCTTTCTACAAAGGCTTTTAATCCTTCGCGGACTGCTATGTTTACAAAATCCTCATCGGTCGCACCCTCCTTACCCCACTTAACAAGCATGGCATGGGTATCATCCTCCATCTCAAGATCCCATTCGACATAGGGAACCTCGCGCTCCTTGAGGATTCGAATAGTTGGTAGATCTTTAATCTCTTCCGGGCTACTCATTAGAAAGATCGTCTATTTTTCCTGCTAGCAATACCGCTATCTTCTGAGCCTTCACTAACGATTTCTGTAAAGCATTAATCTGCATAGCTTGAAACCCTAAGTAGTATGCCATAGGATCCTCTACATCCTTGGGTGCTGTTGCAATCATGTGGCTAACTTGCTCACCGTATTGATATATTTCGGATTGTGTCTCTGCAGGTAATGATGAAAACTTAGTAATCTCCTGTATTGCGTCATCAAGTTGGCTCTCTGGATCGCTTTCAGGATCCTCGAAAAAATCGGGATTTAATCTCATAATAATATTGGGTTATGTGGGTTGGTGTGTGGTGTTATGCAAATGTATAACACTTGCGTACGAAAAAGAAAAGTAAAAAATCAAAGAAAAGGTCTTTTCGGCTCAAACTTCTCTTCACGCTTCTTGGTCAAAAGTCTTTGGATTAAGATCAAAGGTCGTAGGATGTAAGGTATTAGTTTTCTCATAATAATGGATTCATCTCATCATCATTGATAAGATCGATGTTGTTCAGTTTCTTGCGGACAAGACGGCAGACACGCATCTCCACAGTCCCCTCCGCGAATATAATTTTTTGGACGGCAGGGCTCTGGGCTCCCGCCCTGTGAATCCGTCCAAGTGCTTGTTTCAGGTCAATTGCGCTAAAGCTCGGTGAAATCAGGGACACCCGAGGATGCTTGCCGTTGACATCATGAAGGCTCAAACCTGTGCCTCCCGCTTGTGTCGTGACCAGACATATCCGGGACTCATCTCTCTGAAATCTTTTAACTTCAAGGTCTCTAGCCACCCCAGACTGAGAACCTTCAATTACACTGATTTCATGAGTTCCAGACAGCCTACGAAGCAGAGCCTCGAGCGTCTCCCTAAAATTTACAAATATTACTACGGAGTTATCAGCCTCCAATGCATCACGGGCGAGCTCTTCAAGGACAGGAACTTTTAATAGCTCCACCTCCTGCCGAGCCCGAAGCTGAAGAGTTAGAGGGTTATCATTATCTGATTTCTTATGTTCAATCTCCTCAAGCTTAACCCATAGATCGTGATAAATTTTCTCAATCTCGTTTGTCGATCCGACATCGTAGCCCTCAGGGATAACAACCCCATCAGGGAAGGAGCCGGGGGGCAGATCGGTGATCTTTAATCTGCTCCCCCGTCCTTCTTTGTAGATGTGATCGTGAATCCTTTTCAAGGCCGACTTATTCCCCGTGAAAGTCAATCCGCCAAAGGTTCCACGCTTACACCCGTTTTTGAGACACCAATTCCACCAACCTCTATCATCATGCATCTCTAACAGATAACCTAGAGCACGCATTTCGATAGGGGAGTTGCAACTGGTCGCACCTAAAGACAGGGTGATTAAGCCTCTGCTCTTAGCCGCGATCATCATCTTTGCGTTTTCGCTCTTCGCGCCCTTGCACCGATGATCTTCGTCAAAAATTAAAAGTACACGCTCGGGGTGCAGAGTCCATAATCTCTGCGACCCCTTGCGCTTGTAGTACTCTGTCTTGCCACGAACCAGACTTTCGTAGTTCAAGACATAGTTAGTGGAGGATGGGTAAAATTTCTGTATCCACTCTTTCCACGATGGGACAACGGACTTAGGGCAAACGACAAAGGGTGTAAGTCCCAGGTCTTTGGCCACAGACAGAGCGACAACCGTTTTACCGGTGCCCGTATCCGAGCCATCCTTCGCATATCCAAATACAGTAAGCGCATCCGAGAGTCTCCTCGCATGAGCCTCCTGCCAATCAAATAGCTTAGGGCATGTAGACTGTTGCTTCATCGTTTCCACCTAATAACATCCCCATAAATTCTTCTTTAGTGACTCCCTCGCGCTTGCACATGATGTCAAAAGCACGCCACATTTTCCGTATACCTGTTTCCTCAATCTGACGGACACGCTCCCGAGTGACTCCCATAATGGTGCCAACCTCCTCAAGCGTATAAGTCCGCATACCTTCCGAATCATAGACATGCTCTTCGCCATTAAACAGCACAGTACGCTCACCACGCATAAACTCAGATAAACGTACATCGGCATTGGTCTGATCTTCCTTCGTGTTGTTAGGAAACGGTAAGGGCGGTTCCAAGTATTTTTCGCTTAAAGCTTTCGAGTCCTCGGATTTTGGCACGCGCTTCGAGGAGCTCTTCTTTGACGAAGAGGAGCTCTTTGAATTTTTCCTGCGAGCACTCTTTCGTTGTGAAGCGGTGTCCGCAACTAGGGCATTCGCGTCTTCTTTTGACCGCGTCATAATACACCGTCTTCCGTGTTTCCAATACCTCGGTCTTGCTCTCGCATTTTGGACAATTCATTTTCCGCCACCTTCCTGGCTATAAAGCGAATGTCCGCGTCCTCCGAGCTCAGCAGGGCTGTTTGCTCGTCTATGTAAACCGAGGGCTTCCTCGATTGTTTTAGGGCTACTAAAGCCCCTTCTAACTTTGCTAGCCTCTCTAGCATCCCATCCATTGTCGTTTGCATTTGTTCTATTATGTTGCCAATCTTCTGCGTCATAGGGGCAGTCCTCCATATTTTGATAATGATACATTTTGTTGTACCGTGCAGTGCCCCCTTCAACCGGGGGCTTGCTGCACGCACACAACACCAGAAATGACACAACGGTCATAACTAATATAAAGCTAGCTAGAGTCGCGTTCCGCATCGTTGACCCATACCTCCTCAACCAATCTATCTAGCACTAAAATCATATGCTCGCGGACAAGCTCACCCGCCAAACGGCGATCGTCAGCACAGTCATGCAATGCACTATGATGCAATTGATCCAACCCCGCAGATATTAAACTGTCTATAACAATATCTTGCGAGACCCTTCCCCGCATCTCCTTGAGCAAAATCTCTAAGCCATCGTGAAAAAGCTTCGCCTCTTCAGTGACTTCCATCACCGGATCCATCTCTACAGCCATCACAATGATAAAACAGTTCTGACGGTGCTGACACCGCCGGGTAAATTCATCTCACTCGCAAGGACTTCATCTGTCGGCTCCTCGCCAAGCTCTTTAGTTAATTGCTTTCTGACCTGAAGCAGTTTCTCCTTAAGCGATAGGGCAGGGAGTCTTGGCTCAAGCTCATCGGCGTAAACCTTTACCTCATCGTACATCTCCCCCATGACATCGTCCACAGCCTTTGGGCCACGGGTCGCAAGGGTTTCAGCCCAAAGCTCAAGGTTAGTAAGTAACTGTTCGTACTTTTTATTAATATCCATTGTTGGTATCCTCCTATCTTATATCACGCACAGCATCCCAGTACTCGTCTTCGATTAAACGGTACAGCTCCTTGTGATTTTGTTTTTGTTTGTCTGTTAAAGGTATTGGTAAGCAGTCAAAGAATGCCAGTAGCTCAAAGAATGAACCTCTCGCATAACTAAGAAACTGAATCTTTTGCTTGGGCGTGTTCCGTCCGACACCCTCAGCTATATTAGCTGCAATCGAAGTCGAATTGCGCTGAATCTGACTGAGAACATCCCCGTACTCCTTGAGCAGGTGCCGGGCATTGTTGGGCGCATAGAGCAATTTGAAAACATCTCGTGCAACCTCAACAGCAAGCTCATAAACCCGGGTTTTAAAAGCACCTCCTGTTACTCCGTGACGGCAGAAGCTACCTTCTTCCCATTCGCGGAAACCATCAGGATCACCAAGCTGTTCTTCGACTTGAGATTTAAAGGTCTCCTCAAGCTGAACTTCAGCCCACTCCTCTTTTGTCATGTTGTACATCAGATGAATCGGGTTACGCGGTCCTCATTCGAATCCGCAGTTGTTTGTGGTCTCTGGTATTTAAGCTTCTCGTCCGTATGATCGAGACGGCTGTCGAGCCTACCGATCAATCCACGCAGGACCTTGACGGTACTCTCCAAATGGATTACCCGATCCTTTAGCTGTTCAATAATTTGACTTTCTTTCATACCGCGGCCTCCTCAGGTTTCTTAGCCCATACGGATTCCTCAAGCTCTTCATAGCTGTCAAAGCCAAGAAGCTGGAGCGCTCTGTACGCCTCGCCGTCCAGCGCTACATGAAAATCGCAGAGCTCTTGGTTTTTAGTCGGCTCGGAATCATCCAACGGCATATCCCAATCAGACTCGGGAATGTCAGCCTCCTCGAATTTAGTCTGAAAGCTCCAGATCTCTAATAATAATTTCCGAAGCGCGGCCTCGGCATCAGGATTTAATTTATCTTTCATAATCTCTAGTGGTGTGTGGTTTGGTGTGTGGTTTTTAAATCCCTCCCCCTAGTGTTAGCGCACCGGAAGGAGGGATGATTAAATGAAACTAAGTCTTCAATGAATCACAATGTTATACACTCGTCAAACATTTTTCGAAAAAAGTTTTAATTTTCTTCTTTTTCCCTCGCAAGCCGCTCTAACAAAGCTCCTCTGAGCCCCGCCTGCAAAAGATCAAGCTGCCCAAAAACCTCTGATCCGAACTTTACGATCTCATCAAGGAGCGAATCCTCGATGACTAATTCCAAATGGTAGGGGCGATCGGCTCCGTCATCATGCTCAATCTTCACTACATCTATGGTGCCGATTACCTCATGCCCCTCATCATTATATACCTGTACTTTCATCATCTATTTAGAAGCGTCTCCAACGCCATTGCTATTATAGTAATTACGAAGAGCCATACGAATAGCTCTATCATCAAAGGTTTTTATAGTAGTTCATGATCAGGACAGCATCCGCAGTCGCATTCGTGATCTTTAGATCAGGGTACAGCCGAATGGCATTGTCCTTAAGCTGTCGCTTCCGGGCTGTGTATCCCATCTTAGGCTTCAACCCCACCAATCCCTTCTGCCAAATCTGAGGCTTCACCAGGTGGAGCGGAAACTTTAATGCCCGAAGGCTTCCGGTAATGACACCAAAATTTTGGCCTAACTTAAAAGAGCTCGCATTCGATGTCATTGCACTAACGAATGCGGGTACATCTTCAACCACTGCCTCGTAATCCTCAGGATCAAGGCTACGGAGCATATCTATATGCTCATGGTCTACGGTCCAAGGCTTTAGGCTGATGGTCTTAGCATCTGGTCGGAGGATGCAGGCTCCGCCACCTTTACCTGGATCAAAGGCTATTATTCCCTGAGGCATCCGCGAATTTCTTAAGGTACATTGTAACCGCCTTACGGACTAGCTGAGAGGTCGTTGTCACTTCCTCTAAGGCCTGAGCCTTCAGGGTAGACAGAAGGTCATCGTCGAGCCTTATGTTGATCTGTGTATTCTTACGCATAACAATGTTCTACATTATCTAGCACCGGTATGCAAGGGATTGGAAGAAAGTTTTACGGTCAAGCTGTGAAAAAATAGTTAGAAAAAAGCTTGCAAATGTATATAAAGTGTTATACATGGGCTGAACAAACTCACCCTAAAATAAAAGTCAAAATGAGTAAAAAGAAACCTCTTAAACTACCTAGGAAGAATCTTGCACTGAATCGTGAACACAAAGATATCACATGCGCAGTTCGTCTCCCAAAAACCATGTACGAGCAGCTTTGCGAAGTAGCTAAAGTAGAGAATTCGTCAATTTCTGATGTGATTCGTACAGCTTTAGTCGGAAAAATCGAGGAGTTTGCCGATAAGCAAATGGAGCGTGAGCTCAAAGCTGCTAAGCTGGAGGCCGAACTCCGTAGGCTCAGAGGAGCTTAAGGAGAAACCATAAAACCAGGAGATCAACCCTATTTCAGAAGTCCTTGATTATCAAGGGGAGCTGAGACTCTATATGGTTTATGGTTTTATTTATTAAAAGTATAGATATTAAGTATATTATATAGGGGCTACGCCCTGTACCCCCCAGAGTGCGTTCCCCAGGATATGGGTTAGCAACCATAAACCATATAACCATGAGAATGTTATTATTATTCATCATTTTGTGATAAATATACCAAAATAGGACTCCAGTCGAGATTTTCATCTTCGGATTCGACCGAAATTATTAGCCCATCATCCGCATCGAGCAAGATATGGGTGTGTTTCACCTTTTCTTTTTGCGGGAAAAGCTACGATTTTTGGACTTTGAGACAACCCTAAGGTTTTTCCTTCTATTGTCGGCTGTATTTCGGTTCTTGTGATCGACATCCTTGCCGTCACCTTTCCGAACTAAACCTGCCTTTGTCATCTTTCTCCGGGCAGCATTTCGTTGAGCCCTTCTTTTCTTTTGAACAGGTTTCTTGTGGTATGACTTATATTCGTTTTTGTAGTTTCTTGGTTTACTCACGTAAATAAGTATCTGGCAATCGTAGTTGACCTGCAATCAGATGTATTACATTGGTTGTCACTCGTTCACAAAAAAAAGGACTGTGCGCTAACACAGTCCTAAAATAGAAAATAACCACACACCATATGAGATTATCAACTAATATTTAGACTTTTACTTAAAGGCTTAGCCTTTGTCAATACGGATCATCCGCTAGCTACTATCATTAAAGGTTAGTTGCTCTATATTTTTTCCCCATTCCATCAGGTGTAATAGGTGTAAATATATCCCTGTTACATACTACAAATCACTAACAACTACATACAGCTATGAACGAACAAATCACTATCACATCAGAGCAACAACTAGGCAACCTACTACAAATATATAACGAAGTAGATTTAATCGTGCCAAAACCGCTAACGAAAGAGCAACGGCTCACACTCAATGAACTAAACCATAAACCACTATGGGAACGCGTAGGTGTAGACGAATTCAATGCGTACAAACAACAGACCATTGAGTTCCAATCCAAGATCATGTCTCACACGCTTGAAGTAGTCATGAGTCAAATGAAACACATGTTCGATAACATGTCAGAATTTGATGAACGCATTCTACGCGAAAACTTCTACATCAAGACACCAGAGTACAAAATGCTTGGTAAAGGTATGCAGCAAGCATTCTTCCTAATCAATGGTATGACCGGTGCAATGGCTCGTCCTAATGCCAACGAATACAAACCCGCGGCCAACTAATCCAACCACACACCATCATGCAAATCGACTACAACAACATAACCAAAGAAAAACGGTCGCTTGAAGAGCTACTGCTATTCCTTCTGTGGTGTACTGTAACTCCAGGTAAAAAGTCTCAGACTATTACACCTGCATTCAACAGTATATTCACATCAATCAAACCATCTGATCTACTCAACAAAGACGGTCGCACTATCACTGCTGCACTTCGGAATGCACGCATTGGTCAGTACAAAAGACTGTCAGCTTGTTGGCGTAAAATCAGTCAATACAAACCGTATGGTCAGTTCTTCAAAGTACATCGCGATGAGCTAATGCAAAACATACCAGGTATCGGTCCCAAAACTGCATCCTTCTTTGTTCTGCATAGCCGTCCATACGAAGACATTGCAGTACTTGATGTACACATTTTGCGATACTTACAGCAACAGTTCCCTAAGTATCCAATACCAGAACAAACACCGCAAGATCTCGATGAATACAAACGCCTCGAAGCTATGTTCATTGGGCTTGCTGCACAACAAGACAAATCTGTCAGCAGTCTCGATACTGAAATCTGGCAAAAGTTCTCAACCTCAAACTAATACACACTACATGGACAAACCAATAATTATACACCGTTCAAAACTTGAACAATTGCTACTTACTACGCGTGGCAAAATATTCAATGTATGTTGGACTAAAAAAGATGGAACAGAACGCTGCGCAAATGCACGACTTGGAGTAACCAAGCACATCAAAGGTACTGGCATGCCTCCAAGTCTAAAACATTCATATATATCAATATATCTAATGTGGACCATGGATGGACACACCTTCGAAGCTGAACGCGGCTACCGTAATCTCAACCTCGACACTATCACTTCAGTGCGTCTGCATGGTGTCGAATGCGTTGTTACACCTATACCAATCGCTCAACACATCGACCTGACAACAACAACTCAACCCATACCAAACAATGTCATCGCTATGTCGGCCTAGCAGCAATCATCGTCGGTTCTTCTTTCACTACAACAAACAACACAAGTGCCTGTCGTTGCACTACAAAAACAAATGTCTACTAACGACAAACATCAAATGCGATGTGCCTATCGAATCGCATCATAACAAGTCACAACCACACATCGTAATGCGTGGCTGGGCTGAAACAATATACCACACACCAACCAAAACAGTAATAGCATAACAGATTATGAAACTAAATAACTCACGCACCGTTGACTTCAACGGATTAACACAAATATCAACGCCAGCACCTACTGCTACTTGGCAACCAATGCCGCATCATGAGGTTATGACAACTGTCATTGAGCAAGCAGAAAAACGCGATCTTCATATTGATGAACTCAAGTATCAAATTGTTGATGTAGTAGAAAATAAAGTACGCCAACCACATCCTGACATGTTTGCTACCATGTATATGGAAAGCGAAAACGGTGTCTATCGTAACATGCTCGGCATTCGTAACAGTCACAACAAACGCTTCGGCGCATCCGCATGTTCAGGTGGCCAAGTGCTTGTATGTTCAAATGGTTACTTCACTGGTGATCACATAATCTCCAGCAAACATACCAAACATGTACACACTAACTTCAACAATCGTGTATCAAACATGCTCGATCAAGTAGTACAGACATGGTCAAACAACGAGACCCGCTTCAACAAGTATATGGAAACAGAACTATCTATGAATAACTTCTACCAAATACTAGGTGACGCTATCATCAACGGTGCACTACCTCAAAGCAAAGCTGAAAAAGTACATACTGAATACCTTGATCCACGACACGATGCATTTGCTGATCGCAATGCCTGGTCTGCATTCAATGCATTCACTGAAATTCACAAAGAATGTAGAACCTCAATCGCTAACTCAGCACAACGCGGTATCGCATTGCACAAAGTGTTCGATCGTTTCTGCAATGTACAACTAACTAACCCAGCTGATACAATTCAATCACAGCTTCAACTCAACTAATTGAGTTATGCTCGTGCTCTAAAAATTCTTGGCAACCGTGCTAAATACACACCTGCAGAGATACGAGAAGCAACAGCAACTTACTACAAAATAAACAGCTTAAGTCGCTGTCCTATATGTAACAAACAAAAGTCTACATATGGTACAACGCCCTGTTTACAATGTAGCACGCTATACTCACCTAAAATAAATAAATACTATGACATCAGCTAACACAACGTTACGCTGGTCAGCTAGTAACGCAAAGTTACCAGACAGAATCAAACATCTCAGTCTGCCGTCAGGACACTCGTGCCCGGCGGCAGACGAATGTCTGTCAAAAGCTGACCAAACAACCGGTAAAATCACAGATGGCGACTCAACCAAGTTCAGATGCTATGCAGCAACTATGGAAGCTCGTCACTCAGCTATACGCAAACAACGATGGAACAACTTCCTTCTATTACGAAAGAAAAGTAGGAAACAAATGTTCAAGCTATTGTTCAACAGTCTACGACCGCTGCACGATAACTATCACCGTAACCATCAACAACGACCTATTGTACGCGCACACATAGGTGGCGACTTCTTCAACCAATCCTACTTCTTGGCTTGGTGTGATCTAGCTCGTGCCTTTGCACCAACTTGGTTCTACAGCTACACTAAACGCATTGATCTATGGGTTGCTAACATGGAACACATTCCATCCAACTTCGAACTCAATGCATCATGGGGCGGTAAACATGACCACCTCATCACAACCCATAATCTAAAATCTGCTCAAGTTGTATACTCAAAACAAGAAGCTAACAAAAAAGGACTAGAAATCGACAATGACGACTCACACGCATACAAACGCGGACCAGACTTCGCTCAACTTATTCACGGCACCCAACCAGCGGGCAGCGAAGCCAGCAAAGCGCTTACGCTTCTCAAGCTATCGGGGTGGACAGGGTATCGTGCAAATACCTCGTGTGCATCGTAAGCGTATAACAAAGTTCTTCGCTAGTATTACACCGTATACTAAAGCACGCTATATCAATCAATGGATTGACTTGCGTCCTCGGTCTGATCACGAAGAAATCAATCGCTTCCGCTTTGCATACTGCACAGTACACACAAGCTGGCTCAACAGTTGTATTCAGTATGATGCTATTCGTAATCTATACGATAATGTATCGCTGAACCAACTGTCTAGTATACTCAAAGATACACCTGGCGGTATGTACAATATCAAAGCTGTCGGTATCGACAAGCTACACGAACTATGGGACTCCAACATATTCGTAAAACAAAACAGTGTTCAATGGCAACGCTTCCGCAATGTCATTACAGATAACCTGCCCAAGCTTGGTCTAGCTAAAACCAGCTTCGCACTCGAGATGATCTACCCATTGACTGCTCAAGTCATATGCATCGATCGTCACATGTGGAAAGCATTCGGTTGGCTCGACCCTGACAAATCAGGTTCACCAGCACAATACCACTACTACGAGAACTACTGGCTTATGCTATCCAAAGCATACGATGTCCCACCAGTAATTGCTCGCAACATATTCTGGGACCAAATCCAAAATCAACCAAACAGCCTATATTGGGCAAAATATCTATGAATAATATAGCATACTCATACCAAGATGAATCTGTATTCGTACACGATCTCATAAACCATAACGCCGTCACTATCACCAGTGACCGAATGAACTACCGTCCATTAATTGATGCAATCAAAAAAGGTGATGAAGAAACCGTTCGCGATCTACTTGATGAATCAAATGTTCTCAAGTCTGTATCTAACGGACGCGTTACTGTTCGCGGTAACAAAGTATTCCTTGATGGCAACAAGCTTCATTCAGCAGAAGCACAAAAACTAATCGACCTTGTATCAGAAGGTGCAAGCGACATTGATCGCTGGTTTCGCTTCATCGAAAAGTTGCACGACAATCCATCGTACAACTGTCGTCAGCAAGCATACAACTTCATCAAACACAGCGGTATGCCCATGAATAAAACAGGTAATCTCATCGGTTACAAAGGTGTGCGTGATGACTACAAAGATAAATACTCTGGCAAGTTCGACAACAGCGTCGGCCAAGTACTATCAATGCCTCGGTCTGGTGTTGACGACAACCCAGATCACGGCTGCTCATCAGGCTTCCATGTAGGTTCACATGACTATGCTGACTCATGGGCTGGTGACGATGGCAAACTAATGACTGTCGAATATAGTCCAGCAGACATCGTATCTGTACCTAACGAATGTGATTACGGTAAACTGCGTGTATGCAAATATACAGTCATCGCAGAAAATACCAGCCGCGCTAAACTCAACAACGGTGGCTACGGTGTTTCATCAGTTGACAGCAATGCATTGTTTGACTGGCTTGATGCTCGTGTCCATAATGATGTACCTGTTTACTTCCGAGAAGTACAACATGCATTCCCAAATGTAGGTATGTCTGATATCCGTGACTGCATAATAGATCAAAGTCACTACCACGCCGACTTCGGCTTCGATAATCACATGAATGATTTCACAATCAGATTCATGGAACTTCCATCCTAACCACACACCATATGACCTGAGCATGTCAACAAACTGCTCAACTCACACAACAACTATAAATACTATGAAATTATCAACTAATACATCTAACTACAGCACTAACATAACAAAAGCCGCTGACTTCGGCATCGAAGAATCTGACTTATCTCACATCATGGGTATTCTTCGTTCACAAATATACTCCGACAAACTACTCGCTGTCATTCGTGAATACAGCACCAATGCAGCTGACGCCAACATCGAAGCAGGCAACGACAATCCAATTGATGTACAACTACCAACCATTGCAAAACCAGAACTATCATTCCGTGACTTCGGCAAGGGTTTATCTGATGACGATGTTTGCAATCTGTATGTCAAATACGGTGCATCAACTAAGCGATCATCAAACGATTACACAGGTTGCCTTGGTATCGGTTGCAAAGCTGGCTTCGCATACGGTGATGACTTCCAAGTCGTCAGCTTTACCCGATCACACATCACAACATGGCATGCACGGATTGATGAATCCAAACGCGGTACAATATCAATGATCAGCAAAATTGATAACATCAACAGACCAACAGGTACTGAAGTTATCGTAGCTATACGCAAAGATGACATCAACTCATGCATCAGCAAAGCACATCAGTTCTTCAAATACTGGCGTGTCAAACCTACATCGAATGAAAAACTAATTGATATAAATATTGTTGAATCAACCGATGACTGGGCACTGCAATCATTCGAAGATTCAAACCAATACCGTCACGGTCGTCACTACGGCGGTGCGAGTCTTGTCATGGGTAACATATGCTATCCGATTGATTACAATCAACTAAACATTAACAGCGATGCCGGATCGTTAGCTCAAGCCAACAGTGTTATTCTATACGCACCACTTGGTGCTGTCGACATAGCTGCCAATCGTGAATCTCTCGAGTACACCGATCGTACACGCAATGCACTTGTCGCAATGACAAATAACATGCTACTTGATCTTGTAAACCGCACTAACAAAAGCGTTAAAGCAGCAACTTCTCGTGTTCAAGCATCCATCACAGCAGATAAATACGCTGCCTTGATACCTGGCGGCATACATAAATCTATTGTATCAAAATGCACATGGCGCGGCCTTCCACTCATATCATCAATAAAGTTCGGTACAACCAGCATCAGAATGCATGAGCAACAGAAATCATGGCGATCTTCTGACAATGTATGGCGCAACAAATCAGGTGATGCAGTGTCTACATCACTAACCAAATACACCAAACTTTGTGTATATTCAGATGACAAGATTGCTAACAACAATGCCACTCGACGCATACGCACGCTTCAGCATGAATCTAAGAATCCACAAATGGAAAGATACTATGTCATTCCTCGTAGCCGTCTTGATTATGTTGAACCTAAACTGATACCAGGTGATTACATAGATCTCGATAATATCGAACCACTCAAAGCTAACCGTACAGCCAGCACTATCACCAACGGCAATACACAAAAACCTGTTCGTGTAAATGTATGTACACTTAGCCCTAACACACTCAAGTCTGCTAGATTATCTAAAGAAGCTCCAACTACAGCAATGGCTGACGGACGCTTTGTATATGTCCCACTCGATCGCTTCGATTGGCAAGGCCACGAAGACTGGCTCGATTATCTTGAGCAAATACAAAAAGCTATACGCTTCCTGTCTGATATGTCTAATTTAAGCACGCTTACTCCTGTCATTCACGGTGTCAAAAAACATCATGTCAAAAAACTTGATAACAAATGGATTACACTTGATGCATATATCGCAGAATTGTTTGCAACATGGGAAAAAGCTAATCCTGATCAATCTAAATTGTATGCACAAGTTACATCAAAAGACACTCACTCCAACTATGACCGAGAGTTAGCTGACATAATTGTAAATTGTGACAATCAAGACATCGCGAATTACGGTCGTGTATTAGTACACTACCACAAAAATTCAAGTTACTATCACGGGCAAACTCAACTATCTGACAGATACAACCTCACCAATCTGTTCTCTGTTTTATACAGACTAAAACTAGTTGAGCGTTCTGAATACCTCAAAGATATGTCGGAATACATGACGCGAAACTATCCATTGCTTGACACTGTCACCATCAGAACCTGGGCAGAAAACAAAAACGATATCGCCAATCACATCCATAAATACATCAACGCAGTAACCATCTAATATCATGCAACACACACCATTACCTTACAGCTTTGCCACTAATCGTGGCACTGCTGCCAAACTAAAGTTCAACGACATTGAAGCACCTATGCACAGTGCAAGTTGTAACAAACCAGAACTACCACGCGATACTGTATGTATATCTAAAAGTGCATACAATGTTCACTACCGTGTACAATGGGGACACAATAACTGGAGCTATACTCAAATTGATGTTCCTAGTACAAGCTATTCTCTGGTTCACGACCAAGGATCTGTCTGGTTAACAGGTGGTTCACCATCGTTCGCAAAACACAATGAGTTCATGGACACTATAAAATATTTGCATCCTATGGTTATGCAGTTGTTCAGTTCGTAGTATATATAAACACTAAGCCCTGTCAGTCTTGTCCGCTGGCAGGGCTTTTCTTATACTCCGAGTCCGCTAGCTTACTATCATTAAGGTGACTGTTACTAATATTGTTTCCCCATTTCATGAGGTATGTCTATTAAGAAAATACACAAAGGAACCGCGCCAGCAGGTGGCGGTAGTTCAAATTCTGTTAATCCTAGTATCTTCGATCCTAAAGATCCACAGCATTCAGCTGTCATCACTGCCGTGGTGAAGATGAAACGTAAAGACGGTGAAGGCAAGTTCACCGCTGTTACTTGTGAAATCGATCATGGCCCGTTGAGTGGTAAAACCATCAACACTTATGACGATCGAATCTTTGGCAAGATACGTAAAGTTAAGAAAGATTCCTTACAGGAATGCGTTCTTACTCTCTTTGTTGATGACGATGGTTACATCGCCGTCAAAAAAGGTAAGTCTAAGAGCTGGGTTATTAACTAACCATCACTCAAACTTGTATACAAAAGCGTCACAGCCTCGCGGCTGTGGCGTCTTTTTTTGTTCCGAGTCAAGTTGACCTGACCTCCACTGACACACAAAATTCAGCACACGGACTTCCAGGGATCAAGGGACAAAACAGCCTCCCTCGACCTCCTGTTCGTTAACCGAATACTTAATTCTGTGCGTCCTCGAGCCCAAGTCGTTGACTCTTAGTCGCTTACGAGAAAGCCTTGCGGCATGGACGCTTAATTGGTGCCCAATAGCCTGCGTTGACTAGCAAAGCTACCCCCCACATCCCACCGGGTACCAACTATCACTACCACTCGCACTCGACTATCAATCACAAAAAATAAAACAATCTTTTGGAAGGCCGTCTTCTGCCTGGTATATCCTGCAAAACAGTGGTTATGGGGTAGAAATCGAGTAGTTTGAGACTCAAACCGCGTAAATGCCTTTTTTACCATGCACCCCAACCGGTGGTACGGGGGGTACCAAAATAGTAGTCTTACTTAAATTGAGGACTCCTTATGCCAAGTAAGCAAATTACACAGTTAAGAGAAGATATTCACCGGTTTATCCAGGATGATGACTTTGAAGCCGCTATGAATGCACTACGAGATGGCCTAAAAGCCAATCATACAGTGCGTCAAAACCGTGCAGATGGGCAGCGAGGGGTCGAATATATTGAAAGACCCAACCATACGACCCGATTAACCGCTGCAAAGCTCATGTTGGAGTACGGATTTGGTAAACCGGCCACCAGGGCAGAGATTACTGTTAATGATAACAGTTCAAAAGTCATATCACCGGCCGAAATTATGTCCAGATTCCGTCAATCAGGTGTTGATTTGAACGAAATCGTCGATGTTTACTCGGAATCGGTGCAGGAAGCACCTGTAGAATTAGAAAATGGCGGATAAAGAGTATTATCCCGTTGAACCTCTTTATAAGAGGAATCAGCAGCAGCTTGATCAGTTCCCAAAACCTGAAAAAACGGCTAATTTAGGGTATCGAGAGTATGTATCTGATTTTTACGAAGGTTATCCAGGAGGTGTAGACGCCGCTATTTCAGAAGCGAGACAAAATAGGTCTAAATATGGTGATTTTGACTCCAAAGAGGATAAAGCGATTGCTCCAAAACTCGACGATTGGACATTGAACCGTAAAAATCCTTCTTACGCGTTTAAAGAGAAGCCCAGTAGCCGCCCTGGACATGTTATTGGTGGAAGAGCTTTTATAGATTCGATTAAAGATGATGCCGGTAGAACTTTTTCCGAGTTACATGTATACGGTTTGGATCATCTAAGGTCAGATCCTTTAAATCGCTTTCAACAAAAATACCCATACAACCCCATGTCTGAAGAAATGGTTCATGGGGCACAGCCTTATGAGGGTGGTCAGTACTACGATATAGAAGGCGATTTTGGGGATCAAGGAGGTGAGCTTCCTTATGCAGCCCGAAATAAGGAAATGGGGGCTAAGCTCACTAATATGAAGCACGACTACATCCGCAGGAACTGGCCTAAGGACGGTAGCGGACGGACGGATAAATTTAACCGTAATGATGCTAAGGCTATCCTAGACAAAGTTCAAAAAGGGGGAGGGCATGTACAAGATTATGGCCTGAAACAGTTGCTTTACCAAAACCGTAACTCCAAGGGTGAATCACCTGGTCTTAAGTATATGAAAGAAAATGAAGAACATTTTAAAGACTTTCTTGAGAGTACCGTCCAAAACAAACGCCCAGCTGGTTTATTTACAGGCCGCGGGCCACTAAATGCTTAATTTATTATGCCAAGAAAAAAGAAACTACAACCAATCGAGCAGTTCGAGAATGAGGTTAGCTCGTTATTTGTCCGCTGGTGGGAAGAATCCGACCTGGACGAAGAAGAAATGGCTCTAGCCGCTGTTAATGTCATCGAACGCTTTTGCGATACGAGCGTAGAATTTGAAGCAGATTTTGATTTAGAAGACTGATGCACAGCCTCGAAGAGATAAAATTTATGAACACGCCTGGTGAAGTAAAGCGTCGTCAGGCTCTTGCAAGGAGAATGAATAATGCCAGCAAAAAAGAAAAAAAGCGGAGCTAAAAAGACTAACAAAGACGCGTGCTATCGTAAGGTAAAAGCATCGTATAAGGTATTCCCAAGTGCCTATGCGAGCGGGGCTATAGCCAAATGCCGTAAGCGTGGGGGCGCAAAGAAGAAGTAATGGCCGTAAGAAAGACGGCAAAGGGTGCAGCGCTCAAGCGTTGGTTCAAAGAGAAGTGGAAGGACGAAAAAGGGAACCCGTGTGGATCGTCGAAAAACAAGGGTGTGAAGAAGTGCAGACCCAGCAAAAAAGTTTCAAAGAAAACCCCAGTCACATGGAAAGGCGTCGGCAAGCGTAAGAAAGCTGTCGTAGCTGAAAAAAAGCGTGTTGGCATGGGAAAACGAACATCATCAATCAGAAAGAGGAAAAAGTAATGAAGTACGGAAAGAAAGTATCCGCCAAGAAGAAACCTATTAAGAACATGCCCAGAAAAAAAAAGCCTGCTGCTCGAAGTGCAGTAAAAAAAGGTAAAGGTTATGGCAAGTAAGAAGGGTTCTATGAAAGGGCACACGATTGGGGGAGGGCATAAACGCCCAACCAAGAAGGGTGCTGGTATGACAAAGAAGGGTATTGCGAAGTATCGTAAGGATAATCCTGGATCCAAGCTCAAAGGAGCTGTGACCGGCAAGGTAAAGAAGGGGAGTAAATCGGCCAAGCGTCGTAAATCCTATTGCTCCCGTTCTGCAGGTCAGATGAAAAAATTTCCAAAGGCAGCTAAAGACCCCAATAGCAGACTTCGGCAGGCGCGTAGACGCTGGAAGTGCTAAGTGAGTGATTCAGAGCAGCTGGCAGACCTCATCCGCATTGATCCGGAGGTCTGGTTTTCAACATTTGCGGTAATCAAAGATAAGCGTGGTAAAGATATCAAACCAAAAGCCAATACGCTGCAGAAGCGTATGTTCGCCCATTACAGAAAATGCCAAATTGAAGGTCTCCCATGCAAGATGATCATTCTGAAACCTCGTCAGAAGGGAGCGAGCACATGCGCGCAAGCCCTGACATATCATCATATGAGAAAGTACGAGAACTTAAGCGGGAGTCTGATGGGGGACATAAGCGGTACATCGGACAAAGTTTTCGAGATATATCGAAGATACGCGGAAAACGATCTTTTTCCGTGGGACGGTACAGGAACAAACCTGGAGGACGGTGGCAATCTCGCGGATCTGATAAAGCTAAAAACAAGAAGCCAATACGGAAAGGAAACTGCGGGTTCCAAAAACGCGGGAAGAAGCGGAACAATCCAGGTTGGTAACATGACGGAGGTTGCGTTCTGGCCTATGCAGGGCGAGCGTGACCCGGCTCTGGGTTATTTGCAGTCTTTATATGATGGGGATGCGGTATCCCTGGTTGTGGCTGATTCCACACCGAACGGTCCGAATGGCTGGTTCTATAGGACATGGGTTCAGGACAATGAATGGGCCAAGATATTCGCCGCCTGGTTTGAATTTGAGGACTCCGTAGTACCGTTTGCGAACGATGATATGAAGCAGGACTTCATTGATACGATGACCGAGGACGAGAAGCAGGAGATGGAACGGTTTGATGTTAACTATGAGCAGCTGCATTGGCGTCGTCGTGTCCTCCAGGACAAGTGCAACGGTGATTTAAGTAAGTTCCGGCAGGAGTATCCTTCGGATCCTGATGAATGTTTCCTTATGTCATCCCGCCCTAGGTTTCATATGGCGAATGTTGAGTCTATGCACAGAGCGTGTAGCGGTCAGAAATGCCGTATTGGGAATTTAGCTGTTCAGGGTGACAGCAAAAACGCTTCATTTACGCCCGATAGGGCTGGTATGTGGAAGATTTATGATGAGCCTGAGTATGATTCCAAGTATTTAATATCTGCGGATACATGCACTGGCGAGGACCAGCAGACCCAGGGCTTGGCCGCCGATCCGGATTACCATTCTGTACAGGTCTGGAGAGCTCCTTTTGAGGATTGGCATGGCAATTGGCATGTTCCCCGATTGGTTGCATTGCACCATTCGCGCGTAGATATTGGCATATTAGCGCATGAGGTCGAAGCGGCTGCTAGATTTTATGGAAATGCGTTCGTAATCCCTGAAGTTAACAATTCTGGGCTGGCCTTATTAAAGTATCTACTGGAGATGGGCTTATCTGTTTATAGGAGGCGTAAATATAACGATTCTATGGGCATGGTTGAGAAGAGTTTTGGGTGGTCTACGGATAAAATTACACGAAAGACTGTTATAGACCATCTGGCTTCGGAAATTATCGAGGAAAATGTGGATATTCCTGATGCGGATGTATTAAAAGAGTTCAAAACTTTTGTAATCAATGATCGGGGTAAGCCTGAGGCTGCTCCGGGTCATCATGATGATCATGTCCTGGCCGCGGCCATCGCCCTGTATAACATTGACAGTGCAACGACATTCAAGACCCCGAAAAAGAAAAAGATAAGCAATCGGATGTTACGCAAAAATCCATCCATGATGTGCCCCGACGGGTTCATGCGGGCTCCTTTAGGATCGATTAAGAAGAATTACAAGCGGTTGATGCCTTAAATTAGGGGATATACATTTTTCCTATGGCATTAACTCAGAGTCAAAAAAACATAGCCGCTGCTAAAAAGTATTTATTTGAGCCGGAGGATGATGATAACTGGTTTACTCGAGGCATGAAAGGTGGTGGGCAGTTTTTATTTGGAGCTCCAATGGAAGTCGGCGGTATGATTAACGATGCTGTTAGGGGTGATTTAATGGGAGACCCTAACTACGATCGAGACTGGACCGGGGGCGATGCTATGGACGCTGCTCTGACTGCTGCTGAACTAATACCAGCTTTTAAAGCCGCAAAAAAAGGTAAAGAGGGATTTGATGCTGCGGTTAACTTAGGTAAGGAGTTTTTAACGCCAAAAAATTACATCAAACCTGGTTTGCAAGTAGGAGTAGGAGCTACCGCTCTCGGAGCGGGGATGGATGCACTAGATTTTCGCGAAGCTCCAAGCTCGAACGACGCTGGCTTTCCAGTACAACCTACAGGCCAAAGGTCTTTAGATGATCTTTTAGCGGATCCCGAATATCAGCAAAATGTAGAAGCACGAGAGCCCGCGCCCCAAGGTAACAGCCCAGGAGTAAACTCTTTTAGGGCTGCAGATGCGATGGGTGGTTTCAGCGGAAAGCGTTCACATAACGAGCTTATTAAAGAGGGTATTCAGAGGGATCAGTTAAACAGATCCAGAAGAGATATGAAGCGGGAGGATAGCCGTGACAATCGTAAAGCAAAGCAAGAAGCTCGAACCCGTGAGATAATGGAGGGTAGAGAAGCTGACATGCGAGAAGCTTGGAATAAGAGCCCTCACGGAGCCCTTGCCACTGGTAAATCGTTTGATGAGCTTGACGCTGATACGCAGGCTCAAATGCGGGAGCGTTATATAAAAAGTAAAACCGCGGGTGCTTATAACAGTGCGGATGATGCCAGGGAAAAGCGTAGAAACAAAACTTTGCAGGAGATTGCCGCCTCAGGTAATATTTATGTGGATCCTAATGATCCTGAAAATAAAAACGGAGCTCCTGGACAGGTATCAAGAGAAGAGTATATGGCCAGAACAGGTATGGAGAATCCTGGTACTGCCATGTTCAAGCACGATGATGGCCGCATTGAGACTGTGGAGTTCGGGGATGCTTTTGAGCGTGCGGGAGGTATGGACACTGCGAAACAGGTTTTGGCACCGGCAGCCAGAGGAGGATCTCTGTCTATGGGGAGTGAGCCATATCGTCCGGAAAACGCTGGTGCTATGCTTGCTAATCTTCGTAATCAGGGAGCTGCTGACAACCGATTCACTTTTAAAGATGGTTCCAAGTTTAATGTAAATGTAAACAAAGGCACCCGGCGTATGACTAACGATATGCAGGATTACGGCGATGCGATGTTCACGAATGAACAGGATGCCCTGAACTATTTGAATCGCGGAAGTCTAAACGAGCCGTACCAGAAACCCTCCTTGGACGAGCCATCTCCAGCTCCACAAACAGACGAAGACGGTATGCCATTATGGCCTTTCCTTACAGCCGCTGGACTCGGGGCTGCGGAGGCGGGTAGAAGGTACTTGGATAGAAGACTACCAGGCTCAGGCAATCTAATTAAAAGAGGTGTTAACAAGCTTAAAGACAAATTTAATCCAAAGATGACTATGGGGCCAGATGGACCGATAAAACTTCAAAGAAATGCGTCTATCCCAACTCCTCAGGGGGTTCCTTTACATCCTGGCGGCATGCCTAAAAAGATAACACCCGAGCAGTTTAGAAGAGCTAAAGACGGCACTGATGTTTCTACTCAGAATATCATCAATCATCACAGAAGGCAGCAGCAGCTTGCTCTTCCAGAGAAAGGGGTAGCCCGCAAATTTGAGCCTAGACAGTTAACTCCTGAAGAGTATCGCAGATTACAATCAGGAGGCTTAGATCCTTCTGGACAAAGAATCGTTCAGGAAGCTAAAAAGAAAAGGTTTTTCGATAATTTCTCGGCTGAAGATCTAAATCCGGCAGACTTTTTCGGAAGATAGTCCATGTCAGATTTCGACCAGCTTGATTTGCTGTCGGATTACGACAAAGAGAATGACCAGGATCTGTCGCAATTTTTAAGCAAGCCTACCCCCAGGAAGTATCAGCCCTTTGGAGGGCCGATGCCGGAAGCTCCCCAACCAATGGCCCAGGAGATATCGTATGATACTCCAGCTCAGGAGCCTACGGGTTATAATGTATTTGGGGATGAGCTTGATGCGTACGGACAGGCAAAAAAGAATCTTTCTTACATATCCAGTTACGCGAGCAATCACAATCAGTCAGCCAGTCTGTATAATAAACGCTACGACGATTTCATAAATAACAAGCTTAAGCCTTTCTACGCTGGTTTTGATGAGTTTAACGAGTACGACGATCACGATGAGTATCTTAATAGTCTTGATAAGATGTATAAGTCTGATCTTAAGATTAGTAAGCAGCCCGATGGGTTTTTCGGTGAGCCTGAAGGTCGTGCCGCAGCAAGACAAAGACTAGGAAAGTTTGCTCAGTGGAATCAGCCAAATGGTCTTAAGTCGCAGTACCTAAAGCTAAAGGCCGAAAGAGATCAGCGTCAGGCTTTAGCCGATCAGTTTAACGCGCAAAAGATAGCGTTACAGGATCAACTTACGGCTATTCCGATGTCTGTCCGCATGGAGATGGACAACCAGCTTAAATCTCGCGGCAGTTCTTCATCTTCTAGTAAAAAAGCTTTAAATGAATATTTAGACAGACAATCTTTTGAGAACCCTGTCGTTGATTATAAGACGGGGGAGGTTGTTAATCTCGAGGCAACCGATCCTAGAAGACCGATATCATCTTTTCCTGATTACAAAACAGGTCAGGTTTCAAAATCAGTAGGTGCTCAGCATGAGCGAGCAGCGGCAGCCGCCAGAGGTGATTTTGCCGGGGTATTTAAGAAAAGGGATTTAACATCCAGGGATCGTCAATTGCGTGACCGTGGTGTAATGTTCTCCCTTAACGGTTTGCAGGATGGTAGGCCACGGGGCTTAAGCCGTAGGGATGTGGATGCGCTTGATCTGGATGAGATGCGCAGGGTCGGGATGACTGAATATAACGGTCGCCCATTGGAGGAAGCTTTAAATGAAATAGGCGGCGAGGAGCGTATAAACATGGCTAAGGTCATGCAGGCTGTCTACGCCGCTAAGAACGCATCCAGGGATGCTCAACTTGAGTTCCTGAAGAATGCGGGTGGACCTAAGAATGCCGAGTCTAAGAAGAAGATGGATGAGGCCAGGGAGTATGTAATGCAGACCTTGTCGTTAGCATCCGAGTTTGGTCTTGCTAATGAAATATTTGAGCAGGCGGATACGGTTGGATGGTTAGAGCATTTAGGTACGGCGGTGCAGCGTGGGATGATGACTTCTGAACTGGGTGATTATACGGATGAGATTCTTACAGGGACTTTGGATCTGGACGATATCCAGAACATGGTCGAACTATCATCACAAATTGAGAAGCTTCCTACAACTACCTCGATGGAGAGGTATAAAAAGATCAAGAGCGAGAATTTCCTTGATGCGTTAGGTAATATACTAATGAACCCGGGTGCTGCGACTACGATGTTTGTCGAGTCTATGGCATCTTTCCTACCGTCCACATTCAAAGCGGCAATGACAGCAGTTCCAGTTGCAGCTGCTGGAGGTGCTCTTTATCAAGGTCTTGGACCGGGTAAGTCTGGTCTAATAAAAGGCGTTCTACAAGGCACAGGAATTGGAGTAAGTGCTAGTTGGGGTCTTGCTTCATTTAATTTAGAAGCAGTGGGTAGTGTCATGGAGTCTCTCCGTGAGCTCGGTATTGATGACAAGGATCCTTTTGTTCTTGCTGCCGCTCTGGACTCTTCAACCAATCCTGTTCTTTTTAACAAAATCCGTGACAAAGCATTAAAACGAGGCATTCCTATTGCTTTAATGGACTCACTATCTGCCGGTATGGCAGGTAAGATGAATGGATTGCGTGAGCTCGGTCTGAACGGTGGTAAAATGATCGATGGTGCGAGCTGGGCTCAGAACATAAAATACGCTGAGAAGAACGCTCCGAGGTTTACTAAATTCCAGAAAGTAACTAACGCAGCTACAGAGCTTGGCGCAGATTCACTTTCAGGTATGTCAGGTGAGCTCCTTGCACAGATATGGGCTAATGAGGCGGGTGAGCCTTTGAACTACGATGATATTGCGGCTGAGGGTATTATTGGTACGGGTCCAGGTATCGTCGGTGCAACTGTTTCTTCTCTTAGAAGCGCATCCAATGATTTCACTGAAACGGATATTCAATACCAGAATATGCAGGTTACGCCAGACGGCTCTACAGGTGTTATAAATAGGGCAGGGTACACTGCACCGTATAACACCTACAACAGTGCTGACGGTATGACCAGCGGGCTTCTTGAGTTGTCTGGCATATCGGATGAAAATTTAAACGACATTGACAACGGGCGCAAGGCTGCCGCTGTTCAGGATTGGGTGGCCAATCTATGGAGAGCTAACCCTGAGAAGATGAAAAATCTTCGGGTGATTGTTTCGGATCGTACACCAAGTTCCGATATGACAATGCCGGGTACTTTTGAAAGAGATCTTCTAGGGAACGGAGTAATATATTTAAACAGAACTCAATTCAACAATGACCCAATAGGAGCTTTCTTCCATGAAGCTGGACACCTAGCCAGGGATTCAATGTTCAATGACGAGCAGCTACTCACCATATACGATGGGTTGAGCTATGAGGAGAAGCTGTCCGCTTTTGCCGAGCAGGAGGAGTACGGTGTTCGCGGAAAAATGTTCAGCGAATATTCCGAAGCGGAGCAAAAACAGATACAGAAACGCTATAAGCAGCTCCAAAAGAAAGGTCCTCTCCACGCGGCTGATGAATGGTTCAGTATGCAGTTCGTAAACATCCTTGCAGGAGGTAAGGTTGATAAGTCTGTTAAGACTGAAATGCAGAGCTGGCTTCGTAAGTATGCTTTCCCCTTTCTTAAAAAATACGCCGGTTCTGAAAAGCTTGGCGGATCCATGAAGGATCAGCTATCTGCAAAGATATTGGAGCATATGGGCAGGAGCCCAAGCGGTAAGAAGTTTAGCTTTAAGAATGTAGATTCCGCAGGTACTCGCACTAATTTTAATGCGGAGAATATGAGGGCTCCTGAAGGCTCATCCGCTATATCGGGGCTGAGTGATATGGAAGGTTTAAACTTCCTTGTTGGTAGAATTAAAGGCGAGTTTACTACACCAAAGGAGCGTGCTAATTTCGCTAAAGATTTTAACACCTTTGTTGGTAAGAATGCTTTAGATACTAACACATCATTCTGGACTGATCGTGAGGTAGAAGTAGCCACGGCGGTTGAGAAGGATCGCGATTCTAGTTTAGATCAAACATACGGAGACCAGGAAATTGCTGACATGTCCCGCACAGCCCAGCTTCTTCCTAGAGGTCGGGTGCAGGAGATGAAGGAGGTTGATTTTGCCGAGCCCGAAATTAAAGAGACCGGAGAGGGTGCTAAGGAGCGAGCTCCCAAAGAGCCTGAGTTATTTGAGGTTGAAGTTGAAGATCCTGACAAGAGCTTACCTGATGTAGAAAAGGAGATTGAAGAGGTCGGTGCAGACGGGAGCGTGGTTAAGAAAAAGGTAAAAGGAAGACCCACTAAAAAAGTCAAAGGTAAGATCGTAAAAAAGACGATTAAACAAACCCTTGCAGGTGATGATAAGAAAACGGTCACTCAGATTGAACTACCAGACGGCACCGTTAGAGATCTAACTCCAGGAGAATTAAATAAGTATAAAGAGAAACCCAAAGTTCCGGACATACCTAAAGATAAACCTCAGCCAGGTATTGTTGGTCGCAGTCCCTACGACACTAAGCGTGAAAAATCTGAGTGGGAAAAGGGCAATCGATTTAGGGTAACCTTATCGACACCTGGTCTTCGAGGTAAGGTGGAGACTAAGTATTTTAAGACTCGGGCAGAAGCTACCAAAGCAGCTAAAGAGTTTGAGAATGAGTTTGGTAGAAAAGCTTTGAAGAACACGCTTAAAAAGCAGGCTGCGATGAAAGCCACTTTAGCGGATCCAAAGAAATTTAAAGCCTTATACAACAAAACAAAGAAAGCACTTGGTGAGGGCGCATCGATAGCTCAAATTATTGAAAAAGCGTTTGGTCTAAAAGATCTAATGTCAAACTCGCTTTTTGGGGATTTGTACGCCGCGAGACATCTTGCGGAGGATAAAGTCCACTCAGATCTGGGTGCTAAGGGTGAACGAGGCATTGTAAAGATGCCCAGTATTATTGAGATAGAGGAGGATTTATATCTTTCGCAGGCTGAGCATGATGAAGCTTTAAAGCTACTTCAAAATCGAGAAGCTGAACTTGTTCGTGGTCTTGAAGCTGATCGTAAAAACTACGCGACTCTGACTACAACTAAAGCCCCTAGCTTTGCAACTGATAAGGAGAAGGAGTTATGGACAAAAGCCTCTGAGAATGGAGATCAGAAAACTCTATCCAAGCTTGCAGACAAATGGATTAAGAAAGGCGATTCCGACTACAAATTCGACACTGTTGAGGTGGTTAATATTTTAAAGGACAAAAAGACAAAACAGGAATTTGTCCAAAAGATTGTAGGAGGTAAGTTCAAAAACATTGGAAAGCTTACTAAGAAAAACCGAGCATATTTTAAGGAGACTACGCAGACCGACATGATTGATCCGGCTGCGATAAGCGATAAACAGATTCAGGCACAGTTAAAGAAGTATAGAGCTAAGCTTGGTAAAAAAAGTTATCAGATTAGATTTAAGGTTTCTAAGAAAAAGCAGAAGAAAAAAGACTACACTAAGGTAGAAAGCTTTAGCCCTCTCCGTAAATTGGTAAACCTTGAGAAGGAGATCAAGGACGCTGAAAAGACGCTAAAATTTGTCCGAGAATACCGAGAGGCTCTGATACCCGAATCTAAAGCTTTCATGTGGAGCGAAATGCCGCACCCAAGTTATTATGTAGATGCAGGTGGTAAGCGTACGAATATGCGAATGAAGCTTGGAGCTTTGAATACAGGACCCAACAAAAACATTACATACTGGTCAAAGAATAAAGACGGTGAGTGGAAAAAGAACAATCTTAGTAATGGTCAAGCCACTCTGCTTCAGTTTATTGAAAATTTTAAACCTGGTGAGAGAAAAGACTGGGACTTTCTTGGTAGTGACATTTCTAAATCGGATTACATAGTAAATGTTAAGTCTATAAGGGCAGGCATGCTCAATCCTACGGGTACTCGTAACGAGCCAATGACTTACATACCCAAGACAAAGGATGAGGACGGTGACTTAGTAGAAGGACCTAACAAAGCTAGATCTATAGGAGGCTTTCAGAGCGAGAAAGGCACCACATACTTTGCATACGCTATTCAACAAGCCATCGATCTTGAGAGGAAGGCAAAGAATCGTATAGACCTGATGAACTCAGATCCTAGCCTTGATGAGCAGCATGTGATAAGTGTTGCACTTGGTAAGAACTTTGAGAGTCGCAACGAACTTTTTGAGAGCACCTGGCAGTACAGATACAAGGCATTGACCGATAGAATGTTCAAAGAAGCTGGTCGCAGAATTGAACAGTACAAAGAGGAGCTTAAAAAGTTAGATGCCGGTGATAAAGAAGCAGAGGCGATTGAGAAGTCTATTGAAAATTTAAAAAGGTATCAGAAGTCGTTAGTTCCTCGTCTTGATGACATATATAATTCCGAAGCGTTTAGTGCTAGAGGTGCTGAGGAGAACCCTTATTTTCCAAAAGTACAGGGAGGAAAACCTTTTTCAGGAGCGTTTGATGAGTGGGATTACTTTCATAAGCGAGAGGAAGCGATAGAAGACTATTTTAATTATGTCGAGTCGGACTTGGCGGAGAGATATAAAAATCTTATTGAGTATAAATCTGATAAGTTTCCTGACTTTGAAGGAACTGACCCAGATGCAACGGATAAAGACCTAATCGAGAAAGCTTCCCAAACAAATAAGAAGCGCACAGCGTTTGAGGCTTACATAGCTAAAACTTATAAGAACGAGCAAAACCCAGGAGCCGATTCTGTATTCGAGTGGCTTAAACAAAGACAGCTTGATTACATAGAACATCTAGAAGGTAAGCTTGATGAGAAGAAGGAAGACGCTAAGAAGAAGAGACCTCTGTTTCCTTTCTACCAAAGAGAAAATATTGATACTGGTCCTGATGTTGCAGAATCTAGTTTTAAGGGAGATGGTCCAGGGTGGCAGACTTATCTTAATCAAAGTATTGCACCAGATTCAAAAGGTCGTACTCAGTATGTAAAAAGCTTTGACGACAGCGGGTTTGATTACCGCGAGATTGGAGAAGAGGCTGATGATAAGATTCCAGCTCGTGAACAGGTTCATGGAGGTTTTGTAAGAGGCAATGTAGACGAGGGCTTTGATGTAATGGCCGCAGCCCGTAAGCTAGCCAAAGGCAACCCAGAGAAGAAGAAACAAAAGAAGATAATTAAAGAGCTTCAGAAAAGGGTTGCTAGATTGCTAAAGGGTGATGTCAGCAAAGAAAACATAAGCACCAAAGGTAAAGACGGGGAGGTTCGCACCAAAGAAGAAATTACCCGTATGGCTAAGGAACAAGCCAAAAGGTTACAGCAGGATCTTGAAACAGCAGTGAGACGCTTTGAAGCTGCTGAGGCTACAAAAGAAGATCCGAATGTTGTAAATATACCTTCGAGACTTGATCTTGATATGGTTAGTGATTTCGTAGCGCCTGAAAGTGGGTACGAGGTAACTTACACAAGATCTAACGGGGACGACATGACCGTTGTCTGGAAGTTGAATGAAGAGGGAGATGGTGACTGGTATTTAAAAACTAATAAGGACAAAACTTTCAGACAGGTAATCGCACAAAGAATAAGCGAGCTGCGAGCTAAACAAATACCTCTGGTGCTGCAGCTGAAAAAAGACGAAAAGGTTGAGGCTGAAATAGCTGATTTGGACAGACAGATAACCGTCTGGAATAACGACATGCAGTATCTAAACGATACTTACATGGAAGAGGTTGATCAACGGTTACTCTCTGCTGATAAGAGGCTCGATCTTGTATCAGCAGCAGATGTAGCAAAATTCTTCTGGAACGGGCAAGGTGTTTTGAGTGACCTTACACGACTCGAACAAATGCCTTCATCTAAAAAGCCGAAAGGTTCTACTCTTGTACAGTCAATGCCTGGAGCTCCCGGGGGAGGCTTCTTACTTTTTGTGTGGGATGACTTTATCAAAAGCATGTACAAGAAGCTTAATATAAAAAACTTCAAAGTAGACTACCTTGAGAAAAAGAAAGACACTGTAGATCCACTTGGTGAAGCATCAAAAGATACTTTATGGGAAGGTAAATCTGTAAGGATAACTGTTGATGCTAATGGTCGTGCTGTGCTTTACGATTCAACTAATAAATCGATTAACCTCAAAGACGATCAGCTTGCATCTATTGTCCAGAATGCTTTCGGTAAAGACCGTAAGGCAGTGGCCAAAGATTTAGAGAAGCTTAATACTAAAAAAGGTAAGAAGAAAGCTGCTAAGAAAGCTAAGAAAAAGCAGCAAAGAAAAGAGGCGTATGCTGACAGTTTCGAGAAGAAGCAGTTTAGATATGAGGCGGATAATCAGTACTTCTATGTTAACGGAAAGCTCCGCGATGATTCTTTGTTTAATCGTGAAGTACCTAGTTATGAATATGTACAGGCAACCTTAGCCCCTATATTCCAGGCAGTCGTAGACGCCCGTCGTGTAGACATCTTCGGCACCTCCAAACGCAAAGATAAAACTATCATGGATCGCGATATGCAAAAGCATACCAGCGATCAGGAGAAGCAGGGGGATGCTAATGACGATACACCTGAAGGATTTGACGCAGATTTCGAAGAAGAGACCCGTACCGATAAGGATATGGGTAAAACTAAGGACAGCGATTTTGAGGAATCCGAAGGGGAGGGTATTAAGGACAAGCTTGATCCGAGTATTAACGCGGACGATATTGTTACTAAAAATCTTAACAAGAATGAAAAGACTGCCGCAACGATAAGACAGCTTCTATTTAATCTTAAATCCGGAGGCCGTAAGGTTTCCGTAGGCGATGTGGTTAAGCAGTTTCAAGGTGCTGATGAACAGGTTGAGTTTGATTTCTGGAAAGCGTTTGGCATGGATGTACCTCCCAAGAACATGAAGCTTTACGGCTATGCTTGGCAGAAGAAGATTAAGGAGAGTAAGCTATTCCCAGTATTTAAAGCTAGAGTACTTGATTCAAAAAGCCCATTCCTAGGGGCAAGACTTGAAGAACAAACATTTTCGTTAAAAGAGAAAATTAAAAGCGTTGACCAATACAATGACGCTCTATCTCTCATGGATCGCCTGTTCAAAAAAACAGGTAGTAATGCTAAGAGCCGTCAAGAGTTAGGGGTTCGTTTGAACGCTTTAAATGGAGGTAAACCGATAACTAAACATGGGTTTATGAACTCCCTTGTAGACAACTCGAGAGCTGCTACAAAACCTTTGGAGGATATATTAAAGGATCTCGGTGCGTCCAAAGCATTAAAAGAAAATTTAGATATCCACGCACTATGGCATCAGTATTTTGGTAAGACTGACGAAGTGGTAAAGCAATCGGAGCTTATCTACATTGAGCCTATAAAAGAAGCACTCCGTAATCATAATGTGACTAACCGCGAGTTTGGTGAGTATTTAATCGCCCGCATAGCTCCAAGTAAAAACATACACCTTAAAGAGCTTTATAAAGAGTTAATGGCTGAAGCGAAAGGTGAGACCAAGAAGAACATTCAGAAAACTATTAAAAAGCATGGAGATGCCTTGAGCGGAGTAAAAACTGCAACCGCTATAAAGGTTGTTCAGAGCATGGAGAAAGATCCAAACTTCAAAGCATTTTTGGATGACCCCAGCAATCCGCTGCAGACATTTTACGACATGAACATGAGCAGTCTGAATCTGCGTAATGATGGCGGTTTGATTCAGAGTGGTGCAGATATCAATGAGCGTACAGCCATGATCAATGCTAGCTCCTATTTTAATTGGAAGAAGCAGGGCGGGTCTAAATATATGTACAAGTCAGACGGTAAAGAGAGTGCCTACTCTTACGCACCGATGCAGGGTTTTGACGGTCAGACTGAGAGGTTAAATGATTTAGAAGAGGTTTATCAAATAGCAGGTAAGTCTTCTTCCAGTTCTGGGCGTGCATGGGATCAACCCAAACAGCAGTTCCTCTTTGAAGCGTCATATGGCCGCGATGCGAAGTCCGTAGGTCCAGATCCCGAAATGGTATTTTCTGTGGCTCAGAGCCAGTATTTTGACGGTGCGCTACGAGCCCACAAAAACGAAGTGGCACAGGCATACGGCAGAGCGTTTGAGCTGATGAGAGCCGTTGCTTTTTACGGACAGAAAAATGTCACAGGTTTACCTATACCTAAACTCGACTCATTTGAGGGAGGTAAAGATCTAGAGGCAAAAATCAAACAAGATCCTACTATAAGTGAGAACTTGCGTGAGCGAGTGTTCGGCGTAGATGGAATCTTTGAGAAGGACTTTCAAGAGCTCACTATGAAGAATGGCTACGAGGTAAAAGAGCAGAAAATAGAGTTCTACGATGAGGACGGTAAAAAGAGGGAGAAAACTGTTGATGGATTGAAGTTCTACCGCCGTGAGATGAGCGAGAAACTTAGGAACGATCCTTTAACATTTGTGTACCGTAAAAACGGTGTGCCTATGTACATTAAATTCAAACAAAACAAAGCAGGTATGCAGTCAGCTGCCTCGCTGAAGAATTTAAATTTCGAAGCTTTGCCTGGGCCTCTGCAAACCTTTGCTTGGTTTACTCGTAACATGGCTCAGCTATTTACTTCGAAGAACCCTGCATTCCTTTTCCCTAACTTTGCGAGAGATTTACTTACAGCCGCTATTCATTTATCCGAAGATGACAAAGTTACATTAATGGGTAAGGCACTCGACCCTAAGCGAATAGCTTTAATGATGAAGGATATCGCTAAAGTTGAGGTCGATACAGGTAATAAGATTGCAACTAAACTTGATAACCTTCCAAAAGATCCTAAGGAGTTAGCCGAGTACGGAAAGAATCTTTCTGTCTCCGGAGACTATAAAAGATTGTATCAGTTTTATAAGCAGTCTGGAGGTAAGGTCGGATACTTCCGAAGCAAGCCGTTGACTGAGCTGATTGCCGATGTTCAAGAGCTAACCGGTAAGCCTGGAAAGGCGAAAGAAGCCTGGATGGCTACATTGAATTATTTAGATGCCGGAAATACTGCCATCGAAAACTCTATAAGGCTTGCATCTTTTTCAGCTGCTTTAGAGCAAGGCAGATCCGCCCAAGAAGCCGCAAAGATAGCCCGTAACATAACAGTTGATTTCAATCAGAAGGGTACTTTTACGCAGACTCTTGGATCAATGTTTGTTTTCTTCGGAGCATCAGTTAACTCAACGCACCGTCTGTTTAAAACCTTACATACGCGTGGTCTCAAAAAATCTATAGCTTTAATAAGTTCTATCGCGGGAGCCTCTGCTTTACACGCAATTTTACAGAGAATGTTGAACTATGATGAGGATGAAGAGGCCGAACCCAAGTATGATAAAATCAACAGTTTTCTTAGAGATACAAATGTCACATTTGCTTTTGAAGACGGAAGTAATGCAAGGATTCCTCTACCTCTCGGGTACAATATCTTCTGGGCATTAGGTCAAACAGTAGGAGATATATTCTCACGCTGGAACGGTAAAGGTGGGGGAGGTCCTGTTGAGTGGATGGAGAGAAATGCTCAGGCTATTGTAAACGCTACAAATCCATTAGCTTCTGGTAGCTGGGGTACCTTTATGGTTCCCACTCCGATTGTACCAATAGTAGAGCTTGCTAATAACCGAAATTTCATGGGTGCGGAAATACGAAAAGAGGATCGAGACTTTGAACCATCTTTAGCTGCATACATGAATGATCCTAAAAGGACAGAGCAGTATTGGACAGAAATATCGAAGTGGGTTAATACGATGTTGGGTGGAAGTGAAGCGGTAAAAGGTAGTTTTAGCAGCTTTTTTGGATACCACCCCTTAGAAGGATTTGAAGACTCGGTAGTCTCATGGAATGTGTCTGGTAGTCAGCTTGAGCATTTAATGACAGCGTACCTAGGCGGTCCAGGTCAGATTCTTAACTCATTTATAGGTTCAGCTATTGCTCCTATGATTTCAGATAAAATCGATTATAAAGCACCAGAGATAAATAACATTCCAATAATAAACAGATTTTATAGAAGCTCGGTGTCTAACTCTAGCCTTAAGAATATGTACTACCAGCTTAGAGATAAAAAACTAGCAGCTGAGAAACAGTTACGAATTTCTAAAGCAGTGAGCTCAAAAGAGTATAACCAGCATAAGAATGCTTTAAAAGATTTTATAGCTCTGGACAGCTATGTAAAACGGGCTGATTCACTCCGCAAGAAGATTAGAGACAGTATTCTGAAGGTAGAACAGAACGACTCCCTAAGCAGATTACAAAAAAGCCAACGCATTGCAGAGCTAGAGAAAAAGGAAAATAATGCCTACATAGCTACAATTAAAAAGGCCAGAGCTTTGGGCATAGTAAATTAGTATGGAAACCAATCTAAAGATAACTAAGAAACAGGAGGATAAACTCCTTAAATACTTACTCGATCGAGTAGAGCAGCTCAAGGAGGACAACCGTGAGCGTATTGAGCATGATAAAATTTCCTGGAAGATGTACCACAATGATCGAACCGATCGGGTAGGGTACGACAGTATTTTTAGTAATTCTAATTTATCCATCCCTATGACCAGTCTTGTGGTCGATCACTTTATGGCTAGGGCTGAGGATGAGATTACAGGCACAAGCCCATACTTTAAATTTGAGGCCCAGGGAGCAGGAGATCAAGAATCAGCCGAAGCCTACGACAAATACTTTAACTGGAAGCTTGAGGACAAAGGCCAAACCCGTGAGCGTTTGGAAGAATCCTATCTCCATTTGTTTATCCAACGGGCTTTGGTCTTAAAATCCACCTATAAGGAAGAGGTGTCCACTTGGTACGATTATGAGAGAAACGGATTATTCAACAACGAACGAGGCGAGTTTGAGGAGATTCCTGGTGAAGGTCCGATTATTGAAGGTGAGGCACAGTTTATCCCAGAGATGAATCCAATGACCGGTGAGTCAGAGCTTCGGCTTGCATCTGATCCTAGCTTTCAGATGATACCCGGTGTCCATGAATTTCAACCTTTACCTCAGGGTGTTCCAACCCAGCAGGTTAAGTACAAAGGTCCTAGGTCAGAGGTCATAGACTCTGATCGTTTCCTATGCCCGACAACCGCAGAGTCTCTTGAGGACGCCGATATCGTAGTAGAGCTTTACGATAAAGATATGCGCTGGGCTCAGAAGATGTTCCTCGAGCGTGAATGGATGAATTTTGGTGACTATTTCAATTTGGTTAACAAAGACGCCAACCCCAGAAGTCCGATCGAGAAGAACGAAGATAGAATCGAGAACTTAGATTTTGATAATGAAGAAAATCCAAGTATTCAGATTCTTGAATGCTGGGTTAAGCGTGATGTTCTTGGTACCGGTGATCCTCAAGAGTTCTGTGTGTTTGTAGACCCTGAGGCCAAAAAGATTTTATATTACGAATTTGTAGCAAAGCTTACCCCAGATAACCGCATTCCGTACACCGCTGTTTCTATTGGAAAAGATAGAAACAAGTGGTGCGGAAAAAGCCTTCCTGAAAGGATCAGATCTTTTCAGGAGTATGTCGATAAGCAGTTTAATTCTCAGAGCTATCGTAATGAACTCGCAGCCAATCCGGTCATAGGTGTTAACCCGCAGGCCGTAGAGGATGAGCCTGAGGATGTTGAATTGCACGCTGGTAAGATCTTTGAATTGAAGGATCAATATAACATTGATGACTTCCTCCAGTTCTCTGCGATTCCTAATGTTGATATTAAGACCCAGGAGTTAATTGATTTTGTGTTTGGTATTGTTCAGCTCTGGCTGGGTGTTTCCAACATGGCTCAGGGTGACTACCAAGCGTTGGCTCCTGCCAATACAGCAACCGGAGTTGAAGCAACATTAAGAGAAGCTTCTAAGATTGGTCGTCGTTGGATGCGTAGAATCGTTCGTGGATTCGAGGAGCATTTGACCAAGCTCGTCCAGGTATCCATGGCAACTATGGATGAGGAAGAAGTATTTGAATACATGGAAGGTGATGTCCGAGCCTTCGGTGTTATGACTCCTGAAGCGATCCGTAATATTGGTATCAATACCAAAGTCATCTTGTCTCAGGACCAAGGCCAGAGGGCTATCGAGAAAGCAAATCTCGCACTGCAAACACAGGACAGATATTTTCAATCACCTCCCGAAATGCGTCCGTTCATTCGTCCTATGCTCAAGCGTATTCTTGATGCTATGGGCTTTGAAAGAACGGATGAATTATTACCTCAGGAAGCACCGCCCGATCCAAAGAGCGAAGCAGAAATTGCCAAGATGCTTGGCGATAATGCAGCGGCGCAGGGCAATGCCAATGAGCCAAAGGATGGAGTTTCCGCAGCAACCGCCGGTATGGGTAATAGCAACCCACAAGGCATGAACCAATACCAACAATAAATTATGAGCGCATCAGCACCAGCAACAGTTAAATATAAACACAGCAAACCAGCTAATAACTACAAAGCAGCCGAGAGGAAAAAATCTTTCCGTAAAGCTTCTAATCATAAATCTGTAGAAAATATCTATGGAGCTAAATACCCAACAATGGGTGGTTCATTAGGTGTAGTATATAGTCAAGCTACAGGAAAGATTTCAAAAGCACACAGGGCTGACAGCGTTGCTTAATGCGAGAACTCCCGCACATATACCGTCACAAAAAACTAACTAATATTTCACAAAGAAGATACAAAAGGAAATATAATCCTGAGTATCTTGAAAAAAAAGTATCTCAGGGTGCTTCTATTAAACTGGGATTTGGTGATTTTGACGGAGATGGTGATTTGGATGGTTTATATCCAAAGCAGCGTGCGGGTGTGGCGGAAAAGCCGGGCTTACATATTAACGAGCCGAGAAGAGGTCCTAACATGCTGTCCGCATTTGGCCTACCTGCATTTGGCCCTACTAATTTAAGAGTGCCAACACCTGAAGCTGGACCTCTGAGCCTTGAGTTTTTAACTTTTCCTCCTCAGTTTGGACCGACAGGTTTGAGTACTGGAATTGAAATTTCTTCAACGGGCCCAGCTATGTTGAACGCATCAGTTGTAGCCCCTGCGGCAGGTCCGCAATCGTTGGAAGAATGGCCCGCACCAACATCTGGCCCGCAAGATTTAGTGGCAGAAGCCCCTGAGCCGATTTATACGGTAGTATCTTTTTCTGACAGCAATTTCGGCAACCTGTACGGCGAGCCCGATGGTCGGTGGTATCCTAAGGAAGTAGATGATGCCGCAATATATTTGGGTGAAGATGCTCCTTATAAATACTACGCATTTCCTCTTATTGAAGGGCAAAGATTTAAAATTGTACCTGAGACGCAAGCCGCATACTATTCAAATGTTAGCCGGGGGTCAGGTGTCGGTAATAATCTCTGGGAGTGGTATTGGTATAAATACAGACCAACAGGCGGATATTTAGTATCGGGGAGCGCCGAGAGTAAGGTTAAGTACAATAGCTATTCGGTTAATCCTAATCTTAGTAATCCTAAATTTAGTTTATGGTTTAGCTACCCTAATGCTTATCTTAGAGATCTACAATATAATCCATATAACAGATTTAAGGAGTCTGATGTAATGGCCATGAAATCCTCACTTGAAGGCGGAGAAGGAACAGGTTTTGCCGTAGGCTCTACTATGAGAATTAATCCTGAATATACTCAGGACTTCAGAACTCATCACTCCAGCACTCCTCCAAATCCTTACTGATGAGCCGAGCATATAAAAATAAGAAGTTCAACACGGACAACTACACTAACTATGCTGTAAGCTCTAAGTACTTTGGTTTGCAGGCTAGCCGGTTTCCTGGTTCCATTAAAAAACAGTATTGCGACGAGACCGGCGATGGGTTTGCAAATGCAACATTTACCAAGAGAAGAAGTGAGGCTGTTGGCAAAGGTACAACCTGTGTCTATCGAAGTATGCTCCCGCCGGATTTTGGTCCTTCAGGTCTTGAGGTTGCGCCATTACTAGGTCCAACCAATCTAACTACTGCATTCGGCGTATCTAACGCAGGACCTTTAGGCTTAGCTTCAACAATAGTTAAACCCGCCCTTGGTCCTCAATCTCTGAAAGAGAAACCATACCCAGATTTAGGCCCACAAGATTTAATTACCAGCATAGTTGAGCCAGCTTCCGGCCCAGGTAGCCTAAGTTCCAATGTTATTGTGCCATCACAAGGACCATCGGAGTTAATCTCCACGGCAGCCATTCCGATAAGTGGACCGCAAAATCTTGATGGAACTGTTGAGCCTATGCTCACACCTGAACTGATTGGTTCAGTAGTTTTGGAGGTTAAAGGTTTGTTTCAAGGAATACTACTAGACGGGTACTACCGACAAGTAGAGGGACTTAAAGGGTATTTTAATCCCGACGGTGATTGGTTAACAGACACCGTTTTTGACGGTTTTGTATACGAAAGGGTGATTGACGAAGATTGTGTTCCTACTGTGTACACCTTGTGGTTATATAAAGCTCGGTATCCAAATACGCGTGGCGAACTCCTTGAAGCTTGGGAATTCGGTAATGTTCAGCCTGCACAAGGCAGCCGCAGCACCCGAAAGCAGGTTAACACCGGGCCCGCTTCTACGACCGGTGTTCACGCACAATATAGCAACAATCATGAATCGCCATTCAGGGTAGCAGGCGACCTTAGTTATATATTTAGTAGGTTTTATCGCAGAGACGGAGCTCCTTGCGAATAATATCAATTCAAAATGACCGACATAGTAATATTCGACAAACTAGCAGACTTAAAACGATTAACGACTGATGAAGCTTTTATCCATCTTGAGAAACGCTTTCAGAAAGAAAGAAGTAGATACCTCGCCAAACTCCTCGATCCGGACACCAGTGCCGACGAAACACTTGCACTCAAAGCGGTCGTCAACGCGCTGGAGACGCTCTCGCCGTTATCGCTCGCAGAGAAAACTCTGAAGATTGAAGTGAAAAACTCGAAGGTTAAAAACCCCGAAACATGGAAGATTAAAAAGATATGAAGACTGTAAAGACTGTCGACAAACATCCAGGCAATATAATCCTGCCGAACAGACCCGAGGCATTGAAAAACTCAAAGGTTTCACCTGTCGTTCTACCTAGCAAGCCTGCCCCCGTTAAAAACAGCTAGGTAAAAAGCCAACCGATTGATAACCCTCAAATCTGTATACAAACTAAAACCGTAATCTAATTTAATAATATGGCTAAAAACATAAAACTATCGTGGACAAACCCCGCAACCGTATCCGATATAGACACTATTGAAGTATATCGTAAGAGTGGAGATCACACAGCAGAATCCAACATGGAAACTTTCAGATCTGGCGCAAGTTTAGTGGCTTCTGAAGCTGTTGGTTCTGCTAACGCTTCTCAAGAGTATACAGAATCAGCGGTAGATGCTGGTGAATATACTTACGGTGCTTTCTCCAAAAACTCTGGCGGTTTCGGTCCTGGCGACTTAACAGACTCCACAATCACGGTCACATAAGCCTAGAGACTCTAGGATGACTGGTGATATATCCATTCAGAGTGGGAGCTATTCTGGTGATATATCTATTCAGAATATTGCCAAGCCTGAGGACGATGCTGTCTCGCTAGCAGCAGCGGGGACTTTAGTTGGAAGATCTGTAGATATTTTTGTCCTTAAGTCGACCTACGAAGCCGGCTTTGCCGAGCTTTCTTCGTTAGTCAGCGCGGGGGTTCAATCAAAGACTGCGGAGGAGTGGACCGATTTAAATCCCGCTCTGCAACAGGGTAGCATAGGGTACGATATCACAAACAAAAGATTGAAGGTCGGCGACGGTTTTAACAGTTGGAACGATTTAGAATACATTGAAGAACCCGCAATGAATGAGATTCGCATTGAATACGGGAATTATGAATCTTTTAGAAACCATTTAGAAACAACCTTAACATAATAAACCATGTCCACAGCAACAGATATTCTCGGTAAAGTCGGCGAAAAAGTCGGCTCAGAAATTAAAAACATTAAAGACAACTACGCGACTAAGGTCAGCTTAGGGAATGTCTCAAGCACAATTGATTTTAGTCCTTACGCCACGGTGGTTTCCCTTGGCGTCGTTGATCAGAAAATAGAGAATTTAGATCTTTCCCCATACTCCACTAAAGCTAGCTTAGCGGCATATGCTAATGGTTCGAGCACCTTCTCAAACCTAAAAGCTTCAAGGGCTGAAGTAGATGAGCTCATCGTCAGAGGAGATACCACAATTGTTAATACTCAGACTGTTGAGGTCTCTGATAACATGATTGAGGTTAACCTTGCGGCCGATGGTAACATAACTACGAATACTGGTGGTATTGCTGTAAATCGTGGATTACAAGCCGGGAGTTATGTACAGGATACAGATATTGCCACAAGTCTTACTGCAGCCAAGTCGCAGTCAATAGAAGGGGGCGAGTACGTTATAACAGAACTGGGAACATCATACAAACCGACCGCTCAGCTCCCTGGGTCAGAATTTATTAAAAATTTTATCCCGGGCAGTGATTTTAGTCTTACGCAGGTATACAACGCTCCAAGTAGTGTGGATTACAATCTCGGTCCTTCGAATATACCAAGCTGGACAGATTATCGTTTCGCACCAACAGGTGCGTTTTCGAACTACACTGGCGATTCTTACTATGCCGGTAGGTACTACAGTGCGGACTATGCTATAGAACCGTGGGTGTTTGATGCGTCTGTATATCGATTTAGTCATAGCTCAGAGGATGGATCAACTTTTGATAATATGACTGACGCCACTCGCTATTGGCCGAAGTATTTAAAAAGAGGAAGCTCCATGACCGCTGTGTCTGAACATGTAACATACAAGATCTCTTTTAAGAAATTTGATGGAGAAACAGCTGGCACCATCTATTACAAAAGAATGGACGACGCGACAGGGGCTGGTGGCGAGTATTACAAGCCTAGTACTGGTGGTGACTACGATGGATGGTGGTCGTTTAGGTACTACGATGATTCATCAAATGATTATTTTACCGGCAATTCAAGTATGTTCACTAGTGAAAATTCTTTGGTGCCTGTTAATTTCGCAGACCAAAAGACCTACATATCATCTTTTGGATCAGGCGATTCTAAGGAGCCCGCAGGAGCCGGGACACCTACAGGAACTTCAGCAGATTGGAAACAACAAACCAAGTTTTACACGCACAGCAACCCAGTTGAGTTCCCCTTCGGTGGCTCCGTTACCTCATATCGGAGTGACGGCTTGTCGTTGTCGGGATACCAAGTCGAAATGGAACATGTTGCCGGCATCAGTAAAAATACAGATCTTTATCATATAAGTAATGAACTGTATTTAAGACAGAGAGATCCAAACAGTGGCGATCAAGATAATAGTGTAATAGCTGCAGTATCTGGGTCTAAAGGTTCTTTGACCTACACTGCTGCCGAAGCGGGCTGGGATATCACACCTTCATACAATAGCAGTAATAATGTAACCAGTCTTACATTAGAATGGACTGGAGCTAAGCCAGCTGAAGGAGTTGTATCGGGTCCTGCTGACACAACAGGTAATCTTACTGAAAATGCGGGTACCCCCAAAAGTTACAGAATAGAGACAGCTGTCTATAACGGTCTAATACAAAGTAGGGTCAAAACAGCCTGGAAAGAAAGGGATGGCGGCGCTGGTAACCAGCTAGATATGGGATACGCGACTATCGCTACATACTCAGAAGCGGGAGCTGTGCTTCCCGATGCTGAGCTTGTTTGGAATCAGGACTTAGATGCTTGGTCTTTCTCCAAAGATGGCAGTGGTTCAAAAATATTTTACTCTAATGTCTTCCCTAGCGCGAGCGATCTTCCAAGCGCTTCCACATATCACGGCATGTTTGCGCATGTCCATGATACGGGTAGAGGATACTTCGCTCATGGAGGGGTGTGGAAAGAGTTGTTTGACACATCCGCCGGGCAGACAGTAACGGGTAATATTGATGTTAGTGCAGGTAGTGCCCTTAAGGTAGCAGACTCCAGCGGTATTAAGATTAACAATATTGACCTTGGTAATTACGCCAGCTTTGAAAGCGCGCTAGTTATAGCGGTTAACGGGCCGCCAAGTTATATCGCAGGTGCGGGCGTTAGCTCTGAAACTATTGTAATCGAAGCAAATGACAGTTCCCTAAATCCCGCTGTTCACATCAATAGGTTTCAGTTTGTAAAGGATGGTAAGCTACATGTTTATGATGGGACGGCGTCAAGTTCTTCAGACATGTGGACTGTTAGCCATGACTACGCGACACCTTATAGAAAATATATAGATGAATCGTATCAGCTAAACACAGATTTAAGTGACTCTGGTATTACCGAAATCTATGGAGGCTTTGAGTCAGTACTCGCTTGGGGTCGTGATGTGCCGCGATATTTCTACATAAGCGCAGATAATTCTCTGGTAACCGAAGCGGCAAAAACTAGTGGAGGAAACGACATGTCGTCTTTTACCGGTCCTGTACTAACAATAGATCCTTTTAGATTACTATGGTCTGATTTTGAGCCTGCTGCTAACGAACAGCACTCACCATTTGATGCTTAAGCTTAAGGATGTCCTGACATCTTTTCACAGATCGGTACGAAGATAGGGACTGAGTTAAAGTCCCTATCTGATCGTATCGATGGTATTGGAGGAGACAGCTCATCCGATAACTACTCGGAGCCTACATTCACAGCCGGTCTGCTTACAGCGCAGACGACATGGACGGACAGCGGGAAGGGAACAAAAGTGGGAAGTAAGACATTTACATATACAAGCGGTAATCTAACTAGCGTAGTAGAAAAAGACGGCTCTGATACTACCACTCTCACTAAGACTTTAACCTACGATGGAGATGGTAATCTAGCATCAATTACAAAGGATTACGCATGAGTTTTTCTGAAGCAAGTAACAAGATTACGCAAACAGGTACAGACATTGATCTTAGTGAGCTGAATGGAGTGCCAGGAGTGACTACTACAGTTCGTGGAAATCACACTACTTATACAATTGCATCAACTCATTTCTTAGAGGTTCAAGGAACACTAAGCATTGATCCTGCCTATGAGACCTTGCAAGTGATGAAGCAAGCGATCAATGCAGGTAGTGGGCATCCACTCACAGTAACAGGCACATTAAATTTAGGTGTGAAAACTACTGCCAATGGAAAAGATAAATACTCAGTCGGAGTGGGTATTGATCTACCCAATGAGAATTTGACTGGGCAAATGTATAATACCTTTGGGATTTCGTTTGGTAGCAATTCTACATTCTTATGGAATGGTGGAATAATTCGTACTACTGCAACTTTGCGTACTGCAAATGGGGCAACAGTCACAGTCAATAGTGGGATTTTCTACAACCTTGCAAAGCAGGGATCATCAAACACGAACACATCTCAGTTCAGGATTGAGTCCACTAACTCGACAAGTGACGCAAAAATAAATATTTACAATTTAACTTTCGATGGAGAGACTTTGGAGTCTAGGGTCTTCACAAAAAGCGGATGGAATGTCGGAATCTTTAAATTTAAAAAAGGAGGATTCCAGAGTTATAATTCACCATTCCCACCACTGACTTTTGAGAACTTCGACACAGGCCCAAACTTACATGACTTCGACATAATTAATGTTACTAGAACTAAATCAAGTGGAGAGACAATTACCATCAAAGGTTTTTCTGACAGACTAAGAGTCGCACTCGATGCAGCAAGAAACAATTTCATGTATCTAAAATGCGTCAGACCTATAAGTTTAGTGGTGGAAGATTTGGATGGTAACCCATTAACCTATTCGTATTACGCTAAAGATTTAGACAGTGGCAACAGAGCATTTGGGCCAAAAAATCAAGATGATAGATCTGATAAGATTTACAATGGAGTCAACCAGACTAGCAATCTAGATGAAGATGTTTTGGTCGAGGTAATCAATTACATTGATAAGACCATCACCACTGATTCTCGCACAAATTCAAATTCAGAAATTCCATTCTCTATTATTGCATACAACCAAACTATCACTGGATTTGCAGAGGATTTAGTTGGACTCGATGCTTTGCAAAGCACAGTTAAAATGACACCAGATCTGGTAGTGTCTGAAGCATCGAAGGCAACTGTAGATGCGTATACTTTAATAGATACTCCACAAAAATTTTACGACATAGCAAAATCATATTTAGTCGATAACTATGCAGGAGAACTGTCACCATTGGTGTCGAAAGATGGTAACACAATTGATGCGGGCTCTTATGATGTGGTGGTGGACAAAAATGCAGGTTCTGCATTTGCGATTAGCGGTAATACTTTAACAATCAAAGCCACCACTTTTATAGGTAATATACTTACTGATGGTACTGCCACACTTTTAAATGATGCAGAAGTAATAGGAAGATTTAAGGACACCACAACACTTCCTTGGGAAATAAAAAATGTGGAAGCCACCTCTCGCATACAGCTTGTAAATGTAACTAAGAGTAATGCACTCGTTCACACAGAAAAGCTAAGTGGTAGTGCAGGCGACTTTATAGATGTCACGGGCTCCTACAATGGAAGTCAAATTTCAGTCGGGGATGTCATAAGACTTAGAGTTTCATGCGTGGTTGATGCTGAAGCAATGCTTCCCGTCGAGAAGACCGGAGTGGCTACTGCGGCGGGCATAACCTTCCAGGTAGACCAGCAAGCAGATGAAATTTACAATTTAAATGCGATAAACGGTAGCGAAGTATCAAAGACTCTTAACTCGTCGGATGGTACTCTTATTTCAGACTACGGGGATCCAATGGGAATCGATATCGATGATTCAGATGGTACCGCAAGTGTTAAAGATATTTATGCATTTTTCACATACTCAACGACTACAGAAGATGGGGTCGAGCAGTGGTTCAATGGTATGACCGCTATTAATCAAAACAACTACCAGATAAATGTAGGAAACGCTGACATTAAAATACAAAATGTAGGGTCTAATGCTGTGGTAGTAGGAGGTGGTAGGTTGTACAGAGATGACGACAGGTCTGTCCTGGTAGCCGGTAACGGACCTATAACCATGGACTCAGGAGCTATGGCTATAAATGTTCAGCCACAGCTTGAAGAAACTCTAAACGCAAACGCGAAGCTTTCATCAGTAAATAACAACGCAAAACTAATACCCTCATTGCTATGACCCAAGAAGAAATAGGTGAGGCAAAGCAGGTTAAAACCAACCTCGGTTTTATAGCCAAAGTTTTTGGGACCGCCATTTTTATCGTTTACTCGGGAGCTATGATCTACGCCAGACTTAACACCCTAGAGATGGAGATCCTTCGATTGCAGCATGATGTGGAAATGAACGCGGAGTTCAGAATTAAGTGGCCGAGAGGTGAGCTCGGAGCATTACCTGACGATGCAGAGCAGAACATGAGGCTTATTTTTCTTGAGAAGCAAATGAACAAGCATGAAGAGCAGCTTGACAAAATAAGATACCAGGAAACCGCCAAACACTAATGGAACTATCATCATATATGTTTGCCGGTATCGGCGTAGGCCTTTCGGTTTTAGCTTTTTTTCTTAAGAAGAATAAGGTGGAGATTGATTTAATGAAAGAGCATGTTCGCGAGCTTCAGATTTCCGATGCTCGTAAAACAGAAAGAATCGCAATTCTTAATAAGGTCGTCGAAGACCGCAGAAGAGATATTCAAAAACTTTTTGAGAAAAGCCGGTAATGTTTGAACTACTAACTTTATTCCTGACGGGCGGCGGTTCAGCCGCAATGGGTAGCATACTTAAAGGTGTATTTGGTATGCTTACGGATGCTCGGCAACAAAAGTATGAAATTGAAATGGCAAGAGAAGCTCGGAATAACGAGTTTGCTATTAAATTCCAGGAAAGTCTTAACAGTGGTGATGGGGGTGCTTTCACTAGGGCTACACGCCGGATGCTCGCACTCATCGGAATGGGCTCCATCGCCTTCGTCACTTGCATCACAGCGATTTATCCGTCAGTCCCAATACTCAGTTCAACAAACATTACGGGGGAAGGACGAACAGAAATTCTTTTCGGGCTCCTCAGTTTTCCAGCAGAGCAAACCCATATGGTCATTACAAGCGGACACCTATGCCTCTTCCAAACATCCGTCGTGTTGCCGATGATTGTCGGATTTTATTTCACACCTGGAGGAAGACGATGAATGACCCAACACCAACTATAGGATTCTTAGGTACAACTCTTTCTTTCACCCTTGGCCAGTGGAATGATCTCTTCGGAGCTATGGCTGGAGCACTAACCTGTGTCTATTTAATTTGGAAACTAATCAAAATCAAAAGAGATGAACAAAAAAACTAGTAAAGTACCCTGTGGTAAAGACTGTCTCGCTCCATCCATATGTGCAAAGTTTGGATGCCAGGCTAAGCTTGACAGCAAACCAGGAACTAAGTCCTACAAACCTAAAGGAAAATAATTTTTCCAACCGGTTACTTTTTTGTAGTGCGAAGTATATCTTCGCATTATGGATACAGAAACTGCGGAGGTTGAATCCCCGCAAACCGAATCAGAGTTTAGTATTGAGAATGCGTCAACCGACGATCTTCGCAATGCTTTAGGTATAACGCAGACTGCCGAAGTCAATCAAGAGGTTCCGACCCAAGAAGTTCAGCCTGAGGAGCAAATCCCAGAGCCAGAAGCCGAAGTCCAAGAGCCGCAGGCTGAAGGCCAAGAGCCAGAGGAAACTGAGACTGAAGAGGAAAAGCTCGCAAAGCGAAGGATTCGTCCCCGCAACGAGATGGACCAACAAGTCATTGATCTCTATAGATCTGAAGGATTCCAAGGATCATTCGCCGATGCTTCGAGAATTATCTACGGTCAGGAAGCGCAACAACCAGCTCAACAAAATTTACAACCTAATCAGGATCAAGTCGAGGCGTCCGAGCCCGATCCCATCCAAGGTATCGATAAACAAGCTGATGATATCCGAGCAAGCATTCTAGAGCTTGAAGGAAAAGTCGAGAAAGCAGCAGAAGAACTTGAGACTACTCAAGCGCTAAAAATACAGCGTGAGATTATGAAGCAAGAACTTGAGTTGCAAAACTTGACTCTCCGTAAAGAGCAAATGCAACGCGAGCAGGAACAGCATGTTTATCAAACCCATCGCAGCAAAGCGATGGAAAGCCGTGATCGAGTTTACGAGCGTTATCCAGATCTGCAGAACAAAGACAATGTCCTTCGCAAGCAGTTCGATGATTATGTCTCACAGGCTCAGAACGACCCCGATTACGCCGCAGTTTTTGACTCACCTCGTTGGCCGGAATTATTAGCCAATGAGTTCGCAGCCGCAAATATTCCTCAGCAGCAGCCGGCACCGGTAGAACAACCGGTCGCTCCCGCTCCTCAGGCACCGCAGATGGGAACTCAAACGAAGGTATTGACGACTGGGACTACGGCACAACCTGTAAATCAACCCGCTACTCGCGATGGTTTAATTCAGGCACTTCCCGGTATGAGTAATGATGATCTTTACAAATTGCTGGGAGCCCCTGGAGGAGCCACTCCGCTTAGGTAGCGTATAAATCTAACCTAATCAAAATTATATAATACAATGGCTATTAAAACTATTCCAGCTAATCCCAATCCAATCGCTGCAGCACAAGGTGCTAGCAATGTGGATCTCGTATCTAACACAACTTCCTATCAGGGTTTACTTAATAATGCTAACTCCGATTTGCGTTCAAGACTTTGGTCTGAGCTCGTATCCCGTGACGCTAGAGAAAAGAATGTATTCTCAAAGTTCATCGGCGGAGAAGGAAGTGGTAAACCAATCACAGAAAAACGCGATCTATCCGCAGGCGGATCAGACAAGATTACATTCACTACTGTTGCTCCGATCAGAGGACAAGGTGTTCGTGGGGAAGAAATCCTCAAGAATGCGACTGATACCCTCGACTTCGGAACATTCAATGTTGAAATCGATCTCGTCCGTCACGCTGTTTCTTGGACTCAAGTTCTTAAGCTCATGAGATTTACCGGCAAAACCATCGATCAGCTTTCCGCTGAGGTTATGTCCGAGTGGATGAGCCGTACAGAGCAAGACCAAATCCAATATGCACTTCGTCAGATCTGCTTGAAAAACGCTGTTGGAAGTAATCTTATTTCTGGATACGGAACCGGTGCAGGCGGAGCTCTTAAATATGTTGACGGATTAAGTACCGACATCATCCAAGAAGCTAAACAAGCATTGATCGCTAACGGTGCTGAGCCTATGAACACTGGCGGAGACGAGAACCAAGAAATTCCTGGTTATTTATTCTTCGCTCCTGACGCATGCTTACGCCCACTGCGTTCTGACCCCGACTACCTCGAGGCTATCACAGCTGCTGATGTTCGCAGTGCAGACAACAAACTGTACAGCGGAAGCTATGCAAAATGGGATAATAACATCATTGCTAATCACAATGTTGTGATTGACACCGCTCGTGGTCGTCAAGGTTCTCCTCTTCTTCCTACCTTCTACGCATACAGCGCAATTCCTAATGCTGTTGCCGCAAATGCTCTTGGCGGAGCCGATGGTGATTATGTTGCCAACTTCCGCGGTGTGGAAATCAACATCCCTGGTGGAGGCGGAGCTGCAATGGGAGATGACGACGATGGAACATATTACATCCTTGGTATTGATACCGACGGAACTGTTGCATTGTACCGTTACACCCAGGCAAGTGTTAACGCTAACAAGGGACAAATCACGCTAGTCCGTGTTACTCAGGCCACCGATGGAATGAACGGCAACAATGTTAAAGGAGATGGTGATAACGCATTCAGTGCTGGCTCCTTGTTCGTACAAGCTAACGCAATCGGAACCCCTATCGGTTACGCTCTTGCAATGGGTAAAGATGCTCTTTACTTCGCAAAGGGCTCTATCTACGGAGAGCAAATCTTCCATTACGACGACTTCGCCAACAGTGGAAACGAAGCTCACTTGAGCGCTGTCGGTGTTCAGTCTGTCTATGGTATGGCTGCCCGTCATGACACTCGTGGAAGAATACCCGGAGTACAACTTGTTGAAGTAGTACGCCAGGTCCCTGGTTTGTCTCTCGGACAACCTTAATGGATTTCCTATCCACCTAACCACTTGGCCTCTCCTCAGCATCCGCTGGGGAGAGGCTTTTATAATATATGAAAATCATCATTCTTGGAAAAAGAGACATGATGGGGACGACCCCATCAATTCGTGTTAAAGGCATCTCTCAAAAGAGATATTTATTTATCTGGGATCCTGAAATTAGGCACTATTCGTATGAGCCGACCGATCAAAAGGAAGTAGATGATATTTTCAGAACTCAGGGCAAGCTGTACAAGACTATGTTCTTTTCCGCTTGGCTAGATACTCCAAAATCAAAACCTGTAAAGAAGACTAAGAAGGCTAAATCTCAACCGGTAGCGGAAGAGCTGGCGGTCTCCTAGTATTCTTGAATGGTCGATAACTCTTTTTTAGCTCTTAAAGATCAGCTTGCCTCTATGCTGGGGGCTGATGAATCAGCTGATCTTCCTCCAGTTGATCAAAATCGTTTAGAGATTTGCATCAACCAAGCTTACCGGGAATGCTACAACCCTGTGGACGGAAAGCGTCCTATGTGGGCCCAGAAGTATTTTACTCTATCTTTTGATCGAGAGCAGGCAGGAGCTGACCTTCCCGCCGAGGTTACTTCAGTTGATAAGATTCCCGAGCTAGTAGGGGAGGGACCTCTATCTCCAATGACTGGTCCGGAAGCTGAGATAAAAATCCGTTCTATTTTTGCATGGGACTTTAGAGCGTCTTCGGGTCGTGGATTAAATTTTCCTCACTACAAAGAAAACGAACCTGAGGTTGATCGGCCTATATGGTACTATTTAGATAATCGTGATCAGGGCACTGACCAGCAGGTTATACCTAGATTTTATCTATACCCTATACCTGATAAGGCATACACCGTTGAACTTTACGCAAATGTTATCCCATCAAATTTAAGTTTAGATGAAGATACACCGCGCATTCCTGCTGATCTTGTGTGGGATATTATGTTTCCGATAGCTCAGGCTAAACTACTTTCCGACCCTCGTTATAACGGTGCTAACAAAGAATTTATTTTACGAATGGCTGATGAAGCCAGGAAGAGATTACGGACTTTGGTAACTCCTCAAAAGCATAAAGGCTCTCTTCGCTTGACCCGTAGAGGGGGTTGGTAGTCCTATGGCCAAAGACCTGACAATCAGGATTCTGGGTCGGCCCCAGGTTTCTAAAGACGATGCAGTTGGGTATCAGCGCATAAGCCGACAGTATGTGGTCGAAGGCTATAGGGCTAGTTATAGCGGTATCAATGATCCGACCAACCCTTTGTTTCTAGCTGTTGGCACTGAGGACGAAGAATTTGAAGGTCATTATTTAGTAGACCAAAAAATAAGCCCGAAGCAGGGTTCTGTTGATGTAGCTTATCTCACTCGTGAATTTGTTGAGGTTCGGGACACATGGAGTTCTGAGCAGTTCGCACAGAGTAAAGGTTTTAAAAGAGTCACCAGACAGTTTGTAGTTTTACGAGCAGTCAGTGACCTCGGTTACACACAGCAAAATTTTGATAAACACCCAAATAACAATTCGAATAAAGACTACTCTCCATGGGATTATCTAGCAACGGTTGTAGGTAATTCTGAGCCTGATGTTGGAGAAGAGTTTAGCATACCTCTAAACACAACCTTCAATCACACATATCGACGGTCTAATATATCCGTAGATACTAAAAATCCTGGGTTTGATGTTTGGAGCGTAACTTGGACAGCACCTATAAGGCCAGAGGGCGAACCCTCTATAACCAAGGATTCTCAGCTAGGGTATCAGACAGTATCAAGATCGTATGTTATCAGCGGTGAGTATTTTACTAAATCTAAAATATTCGATGGGGATAGCCCGTTATTCCTAGATGTAGGGACAGCGGATCATGAGTATACTGATCACTATTTAGTAAATCAGGAGATCAAGCCTTTAAATAATGTCCAGGATGGTGAAGATTCAATTGAGGATCTTGCTATGTTGACGAGATCTTTTGTTAAAATTCGAGACACATGGAGCACTGAAAATTTCAGTCAGAGCAGAGGATTCAAAAAGATAACTCGTCAATTCGTAGTTCTTAGGGCTCAGCATACTTTAGGATATACTGAGGCAGTTTTTGATAATCACCCTGTAAATACAGCCAATAAAGAGTATAGCCCGTGGAAATATTTACCGACGGTTGTTGCTGATTCAGAGCCTGATATATCTGAACTGTTCAACATCCCTACCAACATTGAATTTAATCAAAAATGGCATCGCAGCACGATATCAGTTGATTCCAAGAATCCTGGCGTTGATGTGTGGAGTGTTTCATGGACAGCGCCTATCCGTCCAGAAGGTGAGCCTACGATTACCAAAGATTCTCAGATCGGTTTTCAAACAGTTACTCGGTCGTATGTAATCACCGGTGATTATTACACCAAGGCAAATATGTTTGATGGACTTAATCCATTATTTCTTGATGTAGGAACCGCAGATCACGAATACACCGACCATTATCTCGTCAATCAGGCTATCAAGCCCATGCTTAACATGCAGAAAGAGGGTGATGACACTGTAGAGGATCTGGCTATTTTAACTAGGCAGTTTGTCGAGATTAGAGACTCAGCTTTTCAGGAGAGTGTGACAGTCGCTAATGATTTAAGAAAGATTACGCGTTACTTTGTTGTACTCAGAGCTGATCATGCAAAAGGATACTCTCCAACAGGAAAAACCAGCACTTGGAATAAACATCCTAGCCAAGCGTCAGGTTATGAGCCGTGGGAATATGCACCGCATCCTGTAAGCGAACCTCCCACAACTGTAGCTCGTAGCATGCCTCAATCGACCCCGATGAATGTATCCGCTCTTCTCGGAGAGGTTGGGATTAATGATGTGATAAATGAATACAGCGAAGCAAATAGCGGTGAATGGTTAAAAGGATCGGCAAGCGTTAGGCTTAGCCAACCAGGCGTTGATGTCTGGACCGTTTCTTGGGCTACCCACACTAATCCGTATTGGTCAGCGGGTGGGGAGAAAACACTCGGATCTGTAAACTCCAAATCTCCAAAAACTGTTGATTTCGATAGGGATGGTTTAAAGGTCTACTCAACAGATGCGGAAGTTCGAGGTAATTTAATAGGGCAGGTCGCGACGATATCATTTTTTGTGGTAGGGAATGTTGTTACAACAAATCTTTCGAGTAATTGGCAGGGAGTTTCTAATTCTGATCCCTCTGTGTGCTTGGATTTTTATTTAATCCCGTACGACGGGTCTAAAGCTATAAGTTTTAACTCTGTCATAGATAACGCTGTATTTGCTAATGTGGGCAGTGCTAATCTTGCGGATTTAGCTACCGGTCAGGGTGTAACCAACGGTTTTAGATTTACCGGAGGATATTACAATGGCGACGATCCTTCAGGACTTCCTATTTTTAAGAATATGAGAATTTCGGATGGTGGGGGTACTATAACTTTTACAGCTGCGGCACCTGACTCAGACGCCACAACAGCAAGCCCCATAACCGCAAAAACCGATCCTATATTTACCAGCGGAGACCCGAATGAAACAAAAAGAATTTGGAGAGTTCGTATAAGCTATGCAGGATGAGGTAAAGATTGATGAGCTAGAAGATAAGATTAAGGTTATTGAGCAAGAGCTTGAGAACCTTGCTTTTGAACAAGATTCCTCGCCCGTAAACCAAAGCTCAACACCTGTCTCTATTGAGTTTCAAAGCGCTGATAAAACTTTTATAGCCCATTGGGTTTCTATCGATGAAGCCACCTCTATTACCAATTGCGATGACATAGAATCCAACGAGGATGCTCAGAATATATTTAGAGAAATAAGCGAATCCCGTCTTCCCGGCGGGGAGAAAAGGGAGATACTTCATGGAGATGTGATGATTCTCTTATGTAATACTGCTAAGGAAACCGAAGAAGATGACGAGGGGGCGGAAGTAGTTACATACCCAGATGCCTGCTACTATATCGGTATGTGTTTTGTCACCAATGGTGTGACTCAAGAAGTTAATAATCACGACGAGACTGAAAAAATTGGTACTTCCCAAAAAGCGGGTGATACTACGATTAAACAGTTTATAACCTGGAATTCCTGCGGCGGAGAATCCTGCCCGGAAGAGCCAGAAAAAATTGAGATTGGTGAGTTAAAATTTCCCGAGTCGCCAGGCGATGCAGAAATTAAATACGGTATTACCATTAGCAGCCCGGAGGATGAGCAGGAGCTTGTTAAAGTCGGAAACTCACAGAACTTACGATAACAAAGCAGGAGCCTGACGAAGAATCTGACGCTCCAGAACCTGACACCTATGCATTTTTTAAAAATTCTGAGGAGGTTCCCGATAATGTTGGAATGCAGTGTTTTATATCTAAAAATTTTACATATGAAAATCATGTGTATGATTATAAGGGTAAAGTTGATGAAACCACTTTGTTCGGCACGAATGCAGAAGGCACTTTGTCGGAATATAAAAATACAGATCTTGAGATTCATACACAAAGCATTGAATCAAATAGCTGTGGGGAGTTAAAAATTGAAGCTTCTAAGGACCCTGAAACTGAAGAACCAATTATTAACACACACACGGTTTTGGTAGCTGAGGAAATAGAGGGGTCTTCATCCACTTTCGATCTTACCGGTTTGAGAAACGAGACCGGTAGTGCTGATGTAAGCCTGGGAAATGTATTAACATTAGACAGCTTAGTACGAGCGGATACTGGACCAATTGACGGAAATCAGGGGGAAGACCCTCCCTTTTTTATTCCAAGACTTCCAGGCACTACGACGATCGATAAAATATCAGCAACAAAAGATGTTGAATATGTAAGCGAGTTAAAACTTAAGATTGAAGAAGCTAGTATAGAAGTTGAAGGGAAAGAAGACTGTAAGCGTATAACAATTACCCCGCAGTTAAAGAACACCACGCTAAAGTTTCATTCAGGTATTTTGACAGAGGTAATAGAGCCTGAAAGCAGTTCAGAATGGGTAGACGGTACGGCAGCTACGGTGGATATATGCGAGGGTGGTAGCGACGCCGGGACATATCATACACTGCAAGTTTGTACTGAAAGCGGGCAAGAACAGAACTTGAGAATTAAAGTATACCCGCCTGAGGAGCCATAATATGGCAATATACAGGTTAAAACCTTGCGGTGCCGATTGCCCGGAAAACTTCGAAAAATCTGCATGTGAAGACTTTCGAGGGTGTGTGGATAGTGTAGACAGTTATTTATTCACAACAATTACTAGATATTGGATTGGTCCAAATGCTTTATATGACGGTGAACCTGTTTCTAAGGGCGATCTAATAGATATATCTGTATATAGCCCTCCTGGAGAAATTGATGGTGTTTACCAATTCTCAAAAGTCACAGTTCATACACATCTAGGGTTTGAACCTGAAAACGAGGGAGATGAACCGGAGGGTGTTGAACACGATGGAGCCAGTGGCGCGTACGACAACTATTATGGATGTATACCCGATCCAAATAATGAAAACAGAAACATTAAATTTCAACAACCCGGATATCACATAATGAATGGATATCTTACTGAGACGAGTATTGTGGATAATGAGGTTATCGTCGCTACCTATTTTAAACTTGTATTATCATGAACGAAGAACAAAAACCAAAAGAAGAATCTAAAGGTCTTGGAGATTCGATTAAAAAGGTAACGGATGCATTACACATCCCTCAATGCGGAGCCTGCAAGCGTAGGCAGCAAAAACTCAACCGATTGTTCCCGTACAAAGAAAAGCCTAAAACTAAAGAGTGAGGTTTTTCCGGATACCATCCTTCACCGGGATCGAAGCGCATCGCGATGACGCCGATCGCGGGTCCCTTCGCGTAGTCGAAGGTTGCTTGCCGTACGGGCCGGGCGGCTTGCGTTCCGGTCCTGTGTGGGAAACAGTTGGGGGTGTTGAGATTGAATCCGAAACTGAGATAAATCAATTGAGGGCGGCTGATGACGGTAACGGAAACTCAGCACTATTTGTTAGTCGATTGGATCAGGTTCATGAGCTTGCAATTATATCAACTGAAAACACCGCTATAAGTAGTTTTGGCGAGAATTATTCAGTTGTAGAACCTGTTGGTTTGTATCGGGATGGAAGAGCCTTTATTGCACCGGTTGGTAACCAACTGTATTCGTTTGGTGATGGCGACGGGGAGGCTGTGTTTATAGGTAAAGGTACAGGTAATAAGGGTGTTTTCCCGGATGAAGAACTGTATTCTTACGAGTGGTCAAAATTTCCAAACTGTAAATTTTTTGTACAAGGTCCGAAGAAAACAATTTACGCATCTGGGAATCCTAGCAACCCTCTTCGGGTATATATCTCAGAGCCAGCCAGTATAACTAACCCAAGAAAAGACTCTCCTTATTCAACGGAAGAACCTGTTTTAGACACATTCCCCGGAAGGTTGAGTGTTGTTGATATTATAGGATCAAATGCTGATTACATATCAGCACTATCATCGCGCGGCGATCAGGTGGTTGTTCATACAAATAAAGGATGTCATCTCCTCTACGCTCCGACCTCTGACCAAGCGGAAACGGGTTACAGGGTTGAGCAGGCACCTGCTACCAATTTCTCTGCAGCCGTAAGCTCGCAGGTTGTTGCCGGTGAGACTGGATCCATGAATTTCTGGCTTGGGCACGATGGCCAAATCTATAAGGATGAGTCCGCAAGCCGTGGGGCGGAGGATGCAAAGAACTATGCTGACCCCGCACAGGTTAGTTGGAAATCTAAAAGTATTTGGGAAAAGGAATTACCTGTAGCCCTGCAAAACTCTTTTTCTGCCTATGACAGACAATCCGGAATGTATTGGGTATTCGTAGAATCACCTGAATATCTAGACTATATTAAAAACACCCCTCCGGGAAGAGCTGTAAATATTAACGCTAGGACTCAGGAGCCTGCTGCGGTATCTGCTTTAAATACATTAGCTATTGAGCCAGAGGGTGCAAGCGATCTGACTTTATCAATTCAACTACCGGAAGGTGTCGAAGATTTAGATGTGCTTGCTCCGGTTCCGGCGGCTGTTGACGATCTTGAGGCGGATACTCAAGCACCTCAGGGCGTGCTAGACCTTCTTCTTGATGTAGAAATTCCAGGCCAGGTTGAAGATTTAAGTTTAGCTGGCGAGGTTCCACAGAGCGTTGATGATTTAGCGGTGAATCCGGAATTACCTGGCGGAGTTGATGATCTAGAAGTTCAATCTCCGCCCGCTGGAGCTGATGATCTGACAGCAACTCCTGAATTACCAGGGCAGGTCAATGATTTGATTGTACCTTTGGATGTTCCAGGTCAGGTACCTATTTTAACGCTTACGGTTCAAGATCCTACCGTAGTGGTAGATTTTAAGGCTGAGCCAAGCATTCCTGCATCTGTTGATGATTTAACGCTTACAGTTGAAGCCCCCACAGGAGTCGATGATTTGACCCTTACCATTGAAACTCCTGCAGAAGTCGGTAGTTTTGACGCCGAGCCTGAACTACCTCCTAGTGTTTCTCTAGAAGTTACAATAGATTTTCCCGAACAGATTATTGATCTAAATGCCGATGTTGAACTCCCGGAACCGGTAAGCGATTTAATCTTAAGTGAAAGATTAGACGTGCCCACAAACACGAGTATCTCATTCCCCGCGCACTTACCAGAAGCTACAGGTGTGAGAATATCGTGGTCGCCGGGTGATAACTACCCAATAAAAAATGTATACTACGAGCTGGAGTATCACGGGACGCCAGATCCTTTTGGTAATGAAAATGCTCCGAACGGTATCCTTGAAGAGCCCGGCGTTCAGCGAATAATTACAACTCAAACTCAGCACGATTTTGTTAATTTATGGCAAGGGTCACTTTACGCTTTTCGAGTAAGAGCCCATTACGACGGACCTGAATATAGGTCTAGTGGGTTTGGTCTGGCGACGTTTGATGTAGTCGGACCTGATACGGCAGACGCGGCGAAAACATTACGCGCTTTCCCTAAACTTCCGACTGGCGTGCAAACTTTCGGTGTTAGTATGGATCAGACACCTGCCGTTGCTCAAGAACTAGAGGCTGAGACCCTAGCTCCCGCAGTTGTTAGAGGATTTGATGTGGTTTCAGAATCTGAACTTCTCGATTGTCGCGGTAATAATATTCACGATTGGGAAGAAAATCGGGATGGCGATCTTGTCATAGCAGGAACAACCTCCGGTCTCCAACAATACGGTGGAGATCCATTTAACACAGATAATATATTATTTGTAACAGCGGTTCGTGGATTTAATCTTAATCCGTGGTATAAAGTATCTATGTCTGGAGACGGCGCTCAGGTTCCTACATCAGTAGCAGCTTATGACAGCACTGGAAGTGCGTTTTGGATTAATAAAAGCCAAACGGAACCGGCTCTAGGCGGAGGAGTAGCCCGTGGAATTGGAGAAATTACAACTACATATTACGGCGGTGCTCAAGACACTCTTCTCAACCAGTATCAATACTGGGCGAGTTTGAGAGGCTCTGTTACAACTGATAACCTTAGCAATATTACAAACAGCAAGGGCTATCAATTTTTGAAAGCTAGGGCCAACAGCAAAGCTAGAACTTTTAAAGCTCAAGTAGGCTATGACCAAAATAGCAGTGGAAGCAGACCTATCCGCTACGACATATATCTCTACCCAGCGACTGATCCTGATACTTGGATGCTTCTGTTTGTTCACGAGCTGAATAATGTTAAATATTACTATAGAAATGCTACTCCAAATGCGGGAGCCTGCCAGATAACCGGTAAGTACACACTAGACTCTGCATATGAAAACTATGGGATGCCGCATGATTTTTATGTTGGCGTAAAACCATTCCGTTACGGTCGAAATGGTACGAAACGGGGAGGTGCATTCCACTCAGACGGTATCACTACTTTTGCCCTGGACTTTCATGATAACCTACAACCTGAATACCCATAGGCAACCGATTGAAAAATTACTAAAAAATTAACAATATATAAACATGGCACAAATAGACTTATCTTGGACAGCACCCGATTCAGGGTCAGGAGGTTCTCCTGACACTTATGAAATATACCGAGCTGCAGGCACAAAAAATGCGAGTGAGATTTTTAATTCCGGCAGCCCTAGTACTAATAAAATCGGAGATGTAAACTACGGTACAAACTCTTATGACGATCAATCTGTATCGTACGGTACTACTTACAGTTACACTGTAGTTACTAAAAATTCAGCTGGTTACGGTCCCGCTGCAACGGCTGCTACAGCTAAAGCCTAGTTTTAGGTTAGAGTATGTGGCTCCGAAAGACTTCGGTAAACTAGTCACACTCCTGAGAGTAAAGCTCAGCGAGGGTTTTATTCTGCATTCACAAAACTAATCAATGACTTGTGAATCTATAACAGTAACAAACACTTTAGATAACGGTGTTTGTTCGGGTGTTTACGACAAAACCGAAGACACTCAGGAATGGGTAAATAGGAATAACCCGACCTGTAAGGTAGTAAAGATTTTTGATGTTGCTGCGGGGGAATACCGTTGGGTGTTTCAAATACAAACACCTAAGGGCGCTGAACCGCCACCGGGTGCTGAAGATGCGGTTATTACTTTTGCACCCACTTCTTTTAGAATAAGGAGTACGACATATAAAGAAGCTGCTTTATACAGCTCTGGTCTTGAAGGTGCTGGTCCTTGTGCGGTAGCTAAGAGAAAAATAGGTGAATCAGTAGGCTTGTATACCCTCGATCCTGAGTTCACTAACAGTCAATATAATGTTTTAAAGAAAGAGTCCACGGGGACAAGTTGGGGCTATGAGTGCAAAGTCAGAATCATAACAGGAGGGGATACTGCTTATGTCCCTGATCAGGAAGTTAGCTATTATCAATTTACTACCGCAAATGAAAATTTAGTTGAAAATTGGAATCTAACTAGAGAGCCAATTTTAGCCGTCGGTGAAATTTTTGTAGCTGTAACTGAATCTGATGGTGCTATCTATGAAACAGAACTTAAATCGCCAACGGGCAATTATTTTGCTAATAACACATCAACAGGTAATCCATATTGGACCATTAGATTTGATGTTGGAGGCGGTACATCAGGCACTAATGTCGATGATACTTTAGATATCGGTTGCCTTGTAAGTCAATCAGGAGTGTATGAAACCACCGACCTGCGTTTTGGCGGAGGCACTATTACCCAAGAATGGGAAATCATTCCCGATGAGGATAGCTATGTTCAATATTTATATCTTTGGAGTAGTGGTACAACCCCCTGGAGAGATCTCATCCGTGAAGTACTAGAAAATCCCGATGACTTTGCATGCTGGTATGCTACTTGGTATCTGGAAACAGGTGTTTCTTCAACCACCACTAAAGAATCAAAATGTCCTGCTGATGCTGATTGGGATGGTTTAACAGTTTCCGAAGGAGCGGACGACGGTGGCGGAGATGGTGGCGGAGATGGTGGCGGAGATGGTGGCGGAGATGGAGTCGGAGATGGTGGCGGAGATGGAGTCGGAGATGGTGGCGGAGATGTCGATCCGCCCGCAGGAAGCCCTGCAGATCTAACTCCTGCTATAGTTCAGCCCGCAGGAAGCCCTGCAGATCTAAACTCTGATATAGTTGATGATGGAGATGGAGACGGAGGCGGAGGAGGTACTGGTGTTGATCCTGGAGATGGAGATGGAGATGGAGATGGAGATGGAGATGGAGATGGGCTGGGTGGAGGCACCGGTATTGATCCCGACGATGATCCGGATGATCCTGGCGGCGATGATGATCCTGATGTTGATCCTGAGGACCCTGATGACGACGGCGGCCCTGATACAGACGGTGATGAAGATGATGTAACTGAACCAGTAGTAGGTCCTGTAAACTTGAGCTCTGCTTTCGTGGAGTGCAGTGTTCCTACTAGATACAAAGGTTTTGTTTTCGATCCGAGAACATCATCACTTTCCGGACCTTTTGTTTCTCAAGATATCACTGCGGTTACAACCAAAGATAACTCGTCCGAGATGTACGCAGTAAATTCCGGAAATGAAATTTTAAGAACTGTAGTTACGGACTTAAACAACACTTACTACGCGAAAGTAGAAGACCCTTTTACAGATCTCACCACCCCCTTGACTGAGAGCGGGGTTGTTATGTCTAAATCTGGAAAGGGTTTCTCTTATCGTAATAGATACAAAGCTGAACCTTTCGCAGAGTCGATTATCGGATGCGGTCCAATAGAGGACCCTCTGTATTTTAAAGATGCTTATCTATCAATTGCTGAAACTAATTGGATTCATCTAGGAGATGAGCACAACGAGAAACAGATTCATCGTGTCGATCTTAGATTCCATAAAAACTCAGTCGGTCACCTTTTCCTCTATGTCCAAAACGATGACGGTAAAGTCAAAGGGCAGTACAAGGGAGCTATTAAAGAGCATGTTAAAGTCTTTACTAATCTTAGAGCGAGAGGCATTCAGATTTGTATGATGCTTGTCGCTCATAAAGATTACCCATGGGCCATGAGAGAAATGGCCATAGGGCATCTTTACGGTAAAAGCTTCTAAGCAGCCCAGAGCTTGAGGATCTTTTTATCCTCAATCAGATCGCTGTAGAATTTATTCGTGGTACTCGAATCTGCATGTCGGCACCATTTCTGAGATGTGTATAGACTCTCAGTCGTAGATACATAACTGCCAAACAATTTCCGCAGTTCATGCAAAGGGCTTGCTCGATCCCAGCCAACATCTCTGAGAAGCCCTAGTGCTTCTTCGAACACTGGTCTTCCGCTGTCTGCTCTATTCTTGATCAGATAATCTTCGCCTGATGCGGTGTTTAGTATTTTCTTAGCTACAGCTTTATCCCCCATGCTGTGACCCTGATGTCCTCCCTTTGGGCGGAATTGTTTCTCCGCTTTCACGGTAACCCGAGCCTTTGACCCTTCGAGATCGAACCATGATCTTCGGCAATGGAATATCTCATTCCGTCTCAGTCCAAAAATTAAGGATAAGCCCAAAAGTGTATGTACATCGCCTGAGGTCGTATGCCAAAGGGCAAAGGTGTCATTAACTAAGGACATAGGCGGAAGGACATAATCAGTACCCAACTTCTTATAGAAGTCTATGTCTTGAATGTCTTCATTGAAGTCAGTACTAAACCCATCAAAAATCTTATGGTTAAAGATGGCTTTGGTGCATCTGATCTTTGAGTTGACTGTTCTCTTGCGTGACTGAATCTCCCCCTCATCGGTCAATCCTTGCAGTGCGAGAACTTTATACCCATTTATGAAGGAGGTATTCAACTCTCCGCAATCGAAGTCATCGACATCCTTGGTATTCAACATTACACGAACAACCCTTTTCAAGTTGTCCATGTAATCCTTCACGGTCTTCTGGGTGATCCCCAGTGCGACCCTGTGATCATTTAGCCTCTGTTCAACATCCTTGATGGTTGGTGTCGGATCTTTCTCTGCGTTGAATTTCTTCTTCGCATACATCTCAATCACCTCCTTTATAGGATAGAGCGTTTTGGCTGCACGAATCTTGTCAGCAAGATCCAATGCCTGGCGTTTATCATGTCCGAGCGGGAACCAATACTGCTTGCCATCGATCATTGGGCGGTAAGCCCAAACTGCATTTTTCGATTTTCGCTGTATTCGCGTTCCAACGCGGGAGCGGGCGCCTAATTGACGCATAGGTTGGTGTGTGGTCATTCGGTTGATGTAGTGTGTTTTTTTCATAGTGTCCAGTGTTTATGCGGGACCTACACTACGGGTAGTATTAATTTTCAAATTTTGAATCCGGCGCGTCTACCAATTCCGCCATCCGGGCTAAAGTGTTGAAAATTAATGACTTGACGAATGTAGTGCAAGCCTATACAATGTATATATTGGCGTTCTAACGCCTAATCGACGCATAGTAAAGAACAAATGAAAAAGTGGTTAGATAAACAAAAAGACCAAGAGAAGCATATGCTCGAGGCTGTAAACATCCAGGTGAGAGAAGTGGTCGAAGACCTAATCCCTCAAATCAGGTTATCAGCTTTGGAAAATGAAATGATGTCGGATGTACGACTAAACATTCACTTCGAGTTCAACGAGAAGAACACGGAGATCTGGAGTGAAGGTCAAGTCTCATTCCCACCGAAACAGTCGGTGTCGACAGCATTTCAGATAGGGTATGGGTCAGAAAAAGAAAAACAAGATTCTTGAGAAGCTGGGGCTAAGCGCTGACGAAGTTCGCACAGCGTTTAATGTAAATACACCCAAGGAGAAGCCTAAACCCAAAGGCTATCTTTTTCGGCATGACCAGATGCGAATGTCCAAACGCATGAAGCGTTGGGAAACAATGGTCTACGCTAGGTTCCTTAGCGGTATGCACCCAAAAATTATTGCTGGATGCCTTGGTGTAAGCGAAGAGACCGTAAGAGTTAGGCTTAGGGCCGCAGGATTCTTCGTGAAAGACCTTAAAGTTTCTTAAACAAGTCCCACTCCTCCTTAAATCGCTCCGTCATTGACCGTGAATTTTCAATGTGGGGGTAAAACCACACTGATTTTGCACCAATCTCAAGACATGGAATGATGTACCATGTGTTCACCGGTTCGACATAAGCTGCCAATATGTCGACTTTTGTGCAATCTATCGACGTTTTGGAACTTTGACCTGTCGCCGCCAGAACTTTATATCTTTTCTTCCCCGTGCGACCTCCTTCACGATTCTCAGATGCTGTACCCTTGATCTGAACCTTGTAGAGCTTTCCTGCCCCGTTCTGGACAATGCAATCGATGGGCAGATTATCACCCGCAGGTATAAACAAGTCATAGCCCTTCTCCAAAATTCTGGAGAAGAACTTGTACTCGTATACAGTGCCTGCGGTTTTATTAGCCATCTAAACCATCAACAACCCATCCGTACTGTAGTTTCTTGGATCGGGAAACCCATGGAAAGCCTTTAGACTGCATATGCTTCAAGCCCCAGCCTAAGCTTCTAGTGGAAATATCCTTCAGCAGAATCTTGTTAGCTTCATTTGCTCCGAGAACTTTAAGAAGTTCAGAGCATGTGCCTTCCCAGAAATCTTCTTTCAGTGTCTTTCTCCACATCTGCAAAAGCTCGATAATATGAGCGAAATTACTATTCGCTCCAGCAAGCTCTTGAATCTCCTTGTGAAGAAATGCTTTCACTCCAAATCGAAGCTCAACGAGCTCCTGCGGAATCTCATAATCCAAAAGCCAACGGGCAAAGGCCGGAAGTTCGGCTTCGGCTGTCTTTTTCGTCTTAGAGTTAAAAGCGTAGCCATCATTACACTTAAAAAGCATAAGCTTATCCCGTATACTCATGTCCAAATCTGGGAGAAGTCTCATAGATACAGGGTCATCATTAAGAGTAATACTGATCCGTCCTCTCCAATAAGCCCGTCCCGATTTCTTGAATTTACCCTTGATCAGAAATGTGTCGTTAGCTGTGTGCTCCTTGAGCCTTGCCGTGAAAGCTGTGTGCATGGCAGAAGATGCTGTGGGTGCTTCGTCATCGACTAACCAAGCCCCAAACTCAAACAGGTGTTCTGTCCAATCTTCCTTCCCCGTAAGATAATCGGAGGCTTTAATACCACCGCCGAGCAAACCACCAAGAATTACATTGTTGTATAGAGTCTTTCCGCAATTAGGAGGACCGACAAGAAAGTGTGCATGACCTTTTTCTGGCTTACCTTCGTACGCATTTGCGTACGCATAGGCCAGCCAAGCCAATTCATACTTTAGCTGCTCCTTCCCAAGCATGTGCTCCATCCATTCAGCAATTATTGGAAAGTGCTCACCCCAGGAACCACTATC